ATAGCAGATACTTTTGGATTACAATTAAGCCATAGAGCAATTTCAGAAATTGGTCTTCCTTCATCTACTGCAGTAGAAGATTCTTCGCTGCCAACAATATATGTGGATGATTCAAATTACAAAAAAGTTTTATATTCATCAAATATGCAAGATTGTAATATAATTGTTAATGGTTATTTTGAAGATTATAAAATTTTCAAACCACATTTAAAAGAAATAAGAGAGAGCTTTTCTCCTGTTGAAATAACAAACACTGCGGATGTTATTTTGCACTTAAGATTGCAAAATAGATTAGTCCAGGAAGCTCACAACAAAAATCACATCTCTGCCGAATCAATTAAAAAGGTTTTACAAAAGTTTAACTTTGGCAAATTGCACATTGTTACGGATGCTGAAAAGTGGGCCCATTATGATAAATACGATATAGAGAAAATACAAGACCAAGTTCGCTGTGGGCCCAATCCAAACCCAACCTGGGTGCCTACAGAACAATCAATTCAATATATGAATCATTTAATCGAGGGCCTTTCTGATTTACAACCCATTGTGCACTGTAATGGTAAAGACATGCTACAGGGTTCTGGAGGTTTGCGTGGTGGTTTTATGGATGATTTTAATTTGCTTCGAAGCTTTAATCAGGTTATAATACATAATAGTACTTTTTCATGGTGGGCTGCTACTCTTAGCGGAGCACAAAAAGTTGCTATTTTTAATCCATGGAAAATTGCAAAGCCACCTCATATGCGAAGAAATTTAGGTCGCACAGATTATGATGGCTGGTTTTCTTGGGGTGGAAAAGAAGCCCTTTACTTTAATCATTATGGCGTAGAAGAATAAAATGTATAATATGTTCACAGTGTTAAATTCAGCATATATGCCGTTTGGCAAAATATGGCTTAATTCTCTTTATGAAAACACAGACCAATCCAAAATTAACAAGGTCTTTATATTAGATACAGGCCTTACTGATGACGACATATCGTATTTAAAAGAATTTAGTAAGGTAGAGATTGTAGCTAGCGATATAGATTTCAAAGAAACATCCAATGCATTGCCAAAAAATTCTATTTGGTTGCAGCATGTTCTTAGAAAAACCAAGTTCTTTAGAAAAGTTTTAAGAGAGGAAAATGTTCCGCTGGTAATGGTTGATTCTGATTGTATGTTTTTAAAAGATTTTGATCAACATATTAATTCTGATTATGATGTGCAAGTTTGCAACCGTTCTTATCACAAATATGACAATTGGATCGCATCATTTTTTGTTGCAAACGACATGGACAATGGTTTATTGTTTATGAACTTGTGGATTGCGAGAATGAAGAAACTAATGCGTGAAAAGCCAGAAAGAGGTTGGTTCGAATCGCATTCTTTAAACCTTTGTCTAAATGAATTAAGAGAAGAAAACCAACATGATCTTAAAATTGGAGACGTATTCACAAAAGATATAGCCTGTGAAGTTCCAGAACTTTTTAGTGAAGAAGAAACAAAGATTGTACACTTCAAGGGAACTGGCAACAAATTAGACTTTACCGGCAGAATCAATCGTTTTCAAAACGATAAAATTGCTAAACAAATTGAAAAATATATTAGGTGATACATGTGTAGCTTTATTACTATAAATAAAATTATTAACGACTCATTGATTGAAAAAGCTAATAAATATTCAAAATATAGAGGTCCAGATTTAACCAATGTTGTAAGATATCAAGGGTTCACTTTTGTACATAATCTACTTAGCATTACTGGAGATATTACCAAACAGCCGTTTATTGACAAAGACAGGGATATAGTCTGCGTTTATAATGGAGAAATTTATAACTCTTCCGAATTCGGAAATTATGAAAGTGATGGTGAATGTTTAATTGATGTTTATAAACAATATGGTACCAAATTTTTGAAACATTTAGACGGTGAATTTGCAGTTGTTCTGTATGATTTCAAAAAGCAGATTATAATTGCCGGTTGCGATACTTTTGCAACAAAGCCTTTGTGGTGCGGTATAACTTCCGATGATCAACTTGCGTTTGCAAGTTATGAAAGTTGTTTAGTAAATCTTGGTATTTCTAGATATGAAAAGCTTTCGCCAAATACTAGTTATGTATATGATTTTTATGGTAATTTAATAAAAAAGAACATTGTCTATGAATTTGACGTAAAAAATCAACACAAAGAAAATTATGATGACTGGATGAAGGCCTTTTCGGAAAGCATTCACAAGAGAACCTTTAATGTACGTGAAAGTATATTTTTAGGATTAAGCAGCGGATATGATAGCGGCGTTATAGCAGCCGAAATGAAAAGACAAGATATTAATTTTAAAGCGTATAGCATATATGCTAAAGAAAACAGAGATATTTTGTTACAAAGACATCAAATATTTGAAGATTCTATGCTGATAGAACTTAAAAGAAGTGAGTTCGACAACACCAGAGGTATCTTAAAAAACACATGTGAAGAATTTAAGTACAACACCAGATCATGGGTAGGCTATATGACCGATGACAAGGCAGCAGTTGGCTTACATTTTATTTGTAATTTAGCAAAAAATGATAATAGGAAAATATACATGTCAGGCCAAGGCGCCGATGAAATTTTTGCAGATTACGGTTTTGATGGCAATAGAATGTCTGGCCAAAGTGAATTGCTAGGTCTGTTTCCAAAAGATTTAACAACGTGTTTTCCATGGAGAAATTTTTATTATGGCACACAACAGGCTTACTTAGCCAAAGAAGAGAATGTTGCTGGTTCGTTGGGTATTGAAACAAGATATCCGTTTTTAGACAAAAAGGTTGTCCAAGAATTTCTTTGGTTATCAGCAGAATTAAAAAATAAAAATTATAAGGCCCCGCTGTGTGAGTACTTAAAAAGAAATAACATTCCTTTTGAAAAAGAAGTAAAGCTTGGATTCAGTTGCGAGCCAAAAGGATAATATAAATGATTGTAGCCACTAATGCCTCTGGCCTTGGAAATAGAATAAAAGCAATTGTATCTTGTATGAGAATATCACCAAATAATCACCGTGTATTTTGGACTAAAAACCGTGATTTATCGTGCGACTTTAAAGATTTATTTAGAAACAACATAGAAGTTGACAACCTCTCGTTTAGCCACCAGAGATATGATTCGTGGAGATTGGCAGTATTTGATGAAGACGAAGTGCCTAATAACTTCAATCTTGAGACAGCGGGCTTTGATCGCGCGGGAAATAGATTTAGCTTTACCTGTCCTCGCGGCAGAAACATAGACATTGAATATAATAGAATACCAACTCCTGTTAGAGAAAGGTATCTAAAACATTTTAATGCATTGAAAATTCATCCCTATATTTTGACGGAAGTTAAAAACTTTTCAAAAAACTTTGATAAAAACACTGTATCTGTCCACATTCGCTCCTGGGCAGATGACGATGAAAGAAAAACAAACTTTCACAGACTAGAAAAATTCATTGACGAAACAAGAAAATTTGATGATAAAACAAAGTTTTATTTGACTTCTGATTCAGAAGATGTTAAATTAAGGTTTAAGGAGCTTTATAAAGACAGGGTTTTGATCTATAATAGAGAGACAGATATTAAAACAAGCAGAGGCAATTCTTTCGGAATTCAAGAAGATTTTATTGAAATGCTTTTGTTATCTAAAAACAATTATATTATAGGCACTTATCTAAGCACATTTACTGAAGTAGCATGGTGGCTTGGTGATGCAAAAGCAAAAGTTGTTGTGTGTTAAAAAATGAAGAAATATAATTTACAAGAGCATATGTTTGGTATTTTGAAAAACATATCATGGGACCAATTTAGGATTAAAAATATACAATGGTGGGTTAAAGCGAGTGCCGCGACCAAGTGGAGTAATGAAATTCTTGCCCTGGCCGGCGTTCCGAAACACTGGGCCCTGGACAGCCACGATTCAAAAGAACGAGTTGAAATGAAAAAGAAAAATTATGATGCTTTTTTAGCTGACATAGAAAAATCTACCAGCTTATCTTTACTCTCTTGTGCAAATAAAATAGTTGGCGAAGTTTGCTGCGGACCTCTTGGTGGAATAATTGAATGTTATGAGCTTCAATGTAAAGAAAAATATTTTATAGACATTATAATGGACGACTATGAAGAAATGAATTTAGTTGAATGGTCAGAAAATTCTCATTTTATACAGGCGCCTACAGAGCACATACACCTTGAAAACAATAAATTAGATATTTTGTTTGGTTATAATTCAATTGATCATGGCTGGGATTGGAAAAAATCTATAGACGAATGTTTGAGGATTTCTAAAAAAATGTTTTTAATGTTTGATACAAAAAACGAAGTTGATGGAGATTGGCATCCGCAAAAAATTTCTCATCAAGATGTTTTAGATTATGCTGAGCAAAATAATTGGCATGATAAATTTAAGCATGTAGAGATAAAACCACAACTTAAAAATTATGGAAGCTATGAGATGCGCGGTGGATTTCCGGTGGTACCCTGGCCAGAAACTTGGGTATATGTAATAAAATGAAAGATAAATCTTATATTGTTGCGTCTCTTGGGCGATGTGGTTCCCAATTAATGACTGAAACTATTCACAACCATATATGGGGTCACTTAGATCACCCAAGGCCTTTTTTAAAAAAAACTAGACCCTTTATTAGAGAATACCCAACTGAGTTTAAAAATGGAACGGTGTATAAAACACATCTATATCCAACAGATTTTTCAAAAAATTGTAAAGTTGTGTTTACGTTTGGAGATCCGCTTGACATAGTACTTTCAATAATTAGAAAAGCACATGTTCAGTCTGATTGGGGCCCCGCCCATTTTGCAAACTTTAAAGCTAACTGGGCCGATTTTGAAAAGATTATGTCTGAAGATATTTTAAGATTTGAAAGTATGTTCGACGCTTTTTGTAAAGAGCAGCCATTTGAATTAATGACTGTTCGCTATGAGGCGCTGTGGGATATTGAAAAAGAAATGTCTGATTTTTTAGAATTTGACTTAAAAATGCCAACCAAAGAAGAAAGAACGGCTAGCCAAATTAGAGAATTAGTGCCCTCACATGAGATGGAGAATTTTAAAAATGGTTATAAATCTTTAATTGAAAAAATTAATAAAGCAGAAGATATTAAAATATGGAGTAAAAAATGAAAAGAGCGTTAGTATGTGGAGCGGGTGGTTTTATTGGCGGCCACCTTGTAAAGTTTCTGAAAGAACAGGGATACTGGGTCCGCGGAGTAGATTTAAAGTATAATGAATATCAGCCAGTTCACGAATATGCAGATCATTTTATGGTCGGAGACTTGAGAGATATGGATATTGTCAGAAAGGCAGTCTCAAGCGATTTAGACGAAATTTATCAACTTGCTGCGGATATGGGCGGCGCCGGCTTTGTATTTACAGGCGAAAATGATGCTGATATTATGCACAATTCAGCATTAGTTAATTTAAATATAGCTCATGAAGCAGTCAAGAAAGGAGTAAAAAAGGTATTTTACTCGTCATCGGCATGTATGTATCCAGAACATAATCAATTAGATCCAGACAACCCTAATTGCGTAGAAGACTCAGCATACCCAGCAAATCCAGATTCAGAATATGGCTGGGAAAAGCTTTTTTCTGAGCGTATGTTTTTGTCGTTTATGAGGAATAAAGGCCTTGAAGTTAGGGTGGCACGCTATCATAATATTTTTGGCCCTTGCGGTACATGGACTGGCGGCAGAGAAAAAGCACCAGCTGCATTTTGTCGAAAGGTAGCTATGGCACCCGAAGGAGGTTCCGTAGAAATCTGGGGGCCAGGAAACCAAACGCGCTCATTTCTTTACGTTGATGAGTGTGTTGAAGCAACTTACCGCCTAATGCAATCTGACTTCGCTGGTCCTGTTAATATTGGTTCCGAAGAGATGATTTCAATGAATGATTTTGCTAGAATGGTCATCAATATCTCTGGTAAGGATTTATCCATATACAATATTGACGGCGCCGAGTTTGAGGCCAAATACGGCCATCGCTGTCCTGTAGGTGTTAATGGAAGAAATTCTGATAACACTTTATATCGAGATAAAATAGGCTGGTGTGTTTCCGAACCTTTAATAGATGGAATGCGAAAAACATATGCCTGGATTGACGAAAGGGCCAAGGAATTATAAAATGGCTAGGTGTTTAGTAACTGGCCATGAAGGGTATATTGGAAGCCGGCTTTATAAAAAATTACAAGAACTTGGACATGAGGTCATAGGAATTGATTTAGCTAGCTATGTTCCGCATGACATTTTAAATACTCTAAAAGAAGATATCGATGGAAAGTTTCATCCTCACTACTTTAATTTTCAACCAGAATATGTTTTTCACATGGCATGCTGGCCCCGTGTTGGATATAGTGTCGAAAACCCTGTTAAAACAACTCAAAATAATATATTGGCCGGTAGTATTCTTTTAAATTTTGCACGCAAGGTAGGTTCTGTAAGGCGCGTTATATACTCTAGTTCATCATCGGTTGTTGGTAATGGCGCTGGTCCCGAAAGCCCATACGCCTTACAAAAATATACAACTGAATTAGAAACATCTATATATTCTAAATTATATGGGTTAGACACTGTAAGTTTAAGATATTTCAATGTTTATTCTCATGATCAAACAATAAGCGGCCCATATGCAACTGCTGTTTCAAATTGGATGCACGCAATTAAAAATAATATTCAGCCGTATATTACTGGAGACGGAGAGCAAAGAAGAGACATGATAAATGTTTCCGATGTGATTGATGCAAATATTTTTTGTATGAATTCTCAACAAAATTTTAATGGGTCTGTCTTTGATGTAGGAACAGGTAGCAACATTTCATTGAACGAAATAAAACAAATTATTAATAAACACTTTTTGGACATTAAATTTAAATATGTAGAACCAAGAGATGGAGATGTTATGTTTACAAAAGCAGATGTAGAGCCATTAAATAATCTTGGCTGGACAGCTAAAATTAATATTGAAGAAGGTATAGAAGATTGCTTTAGGAGGCTAAAATGAATATCGGTATTGTTGGTCAAGGATTTGTAGGTACTGCTATAAATCATGGGCTTAGAAATTTTTATAAAGTTTATACATACGATCTTGATAAGTCTAAATGTAATTCAACCTTATCAGAAGTAGTTCGAAATTGTGATATTATTTTTCAATGTTTACCGACGCCTATGAAAAAAACTGGTGAATGTGATTTATCTATAGTCAGAAAATCATTATTTAATATAAATCATATTTCAAAAAGACTATTAAAAACAAAAAACCCAATTGTTATAATTAAATCGACTGTGCCTCCGGGGACTACTGAAACTTTAAATAAAGAAAATGAAAACTTAGAAGTTATTTTTAGTCCGGAGTTTTTAACAGAGGCGAATTCGATTGATGATTTTAAAAATCAAACTAGAATTATTATTGGAGGTCCTCGCCCAGCAACAACAATTGTAAAGACAATGTTTCGCAAGGCTTTTCCACATATTCCTATTGTAAAAACAGGATACCGTACTTCTGAAATGGTTAAATATTTTTTAAACAATTTTTTAACTACTAAGGTTTTATTTGCAAATGAGATGTATCAAATATGCCAAAAGCTTAATATTGATTATGATAAGGTTACTGAATATTCTTTATATGACAATAGATTAGGAAAAAGCCACCTTGCTGTTCCTGGTCCTGATGGAGATTTTGGCGTTGGCGGTCACTGTTTTCCAAAAGATTTAGCAGCTATGACATATCTTGCAAAAAAATTAAAACTTGATACCACTATTTTAGACGCTGTTGAAGAAAAAAATAATTCTATAAGAAAAAATAGAGATTGGGAAGAAATGCCCGGTCGTGCAATATCAGAAGAATAATTTAAAAGGAGAACATTATGAATACTGACACTTATAAACTTTCAAGTCAGGCTCTTGGCGCTGTGATGATGGCCCTACAAGAGTCTTTATTAAACGAATTAGATATCGTTCCAATTTTAAGTAACTTTGAATTGGTAAATACTAAAGATGGGCTTGTGGTAAAAAATCCACCGACTGTTAGATTTTCCAACGACAACCCGATAACTGAACAAGACTTAATTAACATGGTAAAATAAATGCCTCGTTATTCTTATTATTGTGAGAAATGTGAAATAGTTATTTCACTTTTTCATGGGATTAACGAAACCATAAATGATTGTGAGAAGTGTAAGAGTGAAAATACGATGAAAAAAATGCTTTCAACACCAATTATATTAAACAACAAAAATGAAGCTAAAAATATTTCAATTGGACAACTAACAAAAGAATATATAAAAGCCAATGAAGAAATCTTAAAAGAGCAAAAAGAAGAAGCGAAAAAGGATACCTATGAGCCGTCTTGAGATCATATTATCTGCAATATTGTTTGTCTCAGTGGTGCTAAACATTGGAATATTTGTATATGCACGTGCAGCCATTACAAGACTGTTATTTGTCTCAGAAGAATTATCGGATTTACAACAGATGATCGATTCGTTTGCTGAACATTTAAAATCGGTATATGAGCTTGATTCGTTTTATGGCGATCAAACTTTAAAAGGCCTTCTTAATCATGCTATTTCTTTTAATGAGCAGTTAGAAACATTTGAAATGATATATTCATTATTAGAAGATGAAAATCAAGAAAAAGAGATACAAATAGATTATGAAGCAGAACAACCCACCGAAAACGAAGAGAAGAAGACGCAGTAAAAAAAAGAATCATTATTTTACGCAAGATCACGAAGATGCTATAGTAAAATATGCTAGAACTTCTTGTATTAGAGAAAGAACAGAACTATATGTAAAATGGATTCAACCAGCCTTCAACGAAATGGTTGATAAAATTGTATTTACGTATAAATTTACTAATTTACCAAATTGTGAGTCTCTTAGAGACGAGTGTAAGATTTGGTTAATGACTATACTGGATAAATATGATCCCGCTAAAGGCTCTAAAGCCTTTTCTTATTTTTCAGTTATCACAAAAAATTGGTTTATTCACAAGGTTAAACGTCAGCAAAAGCGCAATAAACGTATAGTAGATTTAGACAATATATCTAAATCGTATGAGGAGGAATTTTTATCAACATCTGAATCTTATGTTTCAACAAGAGAAAATGATGAATTTTGGGATTTGTTTTATAAAGAAATTAGTTCTTGGGATACTTCTTCAATGAAAGAAAATGATTTAAAAGTTTATCAAGCAATCAAAATACTATTTGATTCAAAAGATGATATTGAAATTTTCAATAAAAAAGCTATTTATTTATATCTTAGGGAAATAACCGGCTTAAACACAAAGCAGGTTGTCAATTCTCTTAAAAAATTTAAAAAAAGATATTACTCTTTTAGAAGCGAGTGGGAAGACGGTAAATTATGAGCAAAAAAGATTTGGAATCTTTAATAGACGAAGCGCTAACAAATATTCGAAATGATAGAAAAATAGCGAGAGAATTTTTAAATGAGATTGCAAATCAAATAGCAACGAACGGAGAGCAGAACAAGTACTTAAGCCCTGTTGCTGCAAAGCATATTGAAACATTACAGAGATCTAATGAACAGCTTGTCAAATTAATTTCCGTTAGACAAAAAGGTCAACAAGAAACATCTGCCTTATCAGAAAATGATAAGTCAGAACTATTTGATCTTATACAGCAGCAAGGAGAAGAACAATAATGACAAGTACTCCTACGACTCCGCGCGAAGGCCTTGAGTGGCTTGGAAACGCAATTAGAACAACATCTCAAGCAGATGCTATTACAAATGCCGTTAAATTTTACGTGAGAGTTTTAACACAACCAATTTACGTTGATGGTGAGCATTCTGGTTTGTTAATCGGCAGTCAAATGCTGGGAGTACCTCAATATGAGGAAGATTCATCAGGTAACATAGTACAAGTCCCGGAGGGTCATGATCCTCGGTCCCCAAGATCAACAGCTAGATTATCATTCATGGGTAGAATCTTAAGAGCCAATAATTCTTTAAGACCGCACATATACATTAGAGATCCTTGTAAGTTAGATTCTGCGTCATTGGCTGATTCTAGCTATGTTACTAAGCTAATTCAACAACATACTCAGTTTATCTCTAAGGAACATTACACTGGATACTCTCCCTCAATTGGAGATATTGTTGAGGTTACTTTAGCTAGATCAGATTTTAAAGGTCCAGATCTTCAAGTCGCTCACTTTGATGGAGTTCTTGATTCATCAGATGCAGAACTTTATGAGCATAGAAGAGATTCAGATTGTCGTTCTCTGGCTAGTACTTTTGCATCTGCAGCAACTGCAGTTCGTCAAACTTGTCCAGTGGGCTCAGACGAGCTTCCTATTGTAAGTTCCGGTCCAAGAAATTTTGGTTATAGTAATACTCACGGTCCGTGGGACACTTCAGATACCGGTACCTACGGCGGCGGCTTTCGATCGCAATTACCTAGTGCATACTCCGTTTCTCGTGGCTCCTGGACTACATCTCTTGGTACAACGAGTTATTGGTCCAATTCTCCAACAACTTTTTTTATGGATGTATTAGTTGAAATTGGTGCCAGAGGTTCTTCATCTGATTGGGGCAACGCGGCCGTGTTTACGCCGGCCTCCGGCGCTGGAGATTCTGAATCATCGACTCCCGGTAGCGGTCTACCCGGCGCAATCTTCAACTTCAGTGCTTCTGACATCGCGACTGTATGGTCGCCTGGTCCCCGACTAAGATTTTTAGACCCGTGGTTTATAGAGCAGCAAAAATTTTTTGCAGCGTGGGCAGACGTTGAATCAACACAAACAACAAATAATCCACTAGCAACAACTTGGCCAACTACGTCAACTAGTGGATATCCAGGTCTTACATGTAAAAATTGTAACCCAAACGCTGCTGGTATTTGTAACGGTGTAAAAAATTATTCCACTTTTGAGCAAGGCGTGCGTGCAACAGCAAATACACTAAAAAGAGCTAGCGGCTCAACATATGAAAATATTCTTAAATTTCTTAGAAAACAATTAACTGATTCTACTGGAGCAATAATTGATACAGCAAGAGAAGCCCTTTTGGACGATCGGATTAATTCAGAACTTGCAACATGGGGCACTCAACATGGCTGGACTCCTGGTAGTGGAGCTGGCTCTGTTTTTGGTCGTCTTGCGCGACTTGAGGGTTATGGAAGCGTCGTTACCAGTCCCGCTAGCCAGGACGGTGCTCCGCTGGCTTGGGTAAACAGCACTACTGGAAATTTATGTCCTGATATGACAGTGTTTACTGGCATGACCGAGATGCAAAAATGCGGTGTTGGAAATAGTACCGAAATCGAGAATGTAGGCGCCAACTGTATACACTGTACACATCACGAGTTAGTATATTTAATTTTTAATGCTGGTGATGTTGCGGCATTAGACTACGCCACCAGAACTCGCAAGTCTTTAAATTACTATGATGGTGGTGGCGGAAAGATTGTGACCCTTCAATATACACCATGGAAAAATGAAACTTTTTACAGCTATGGGGGCGTTGGTTCCGCCACCCCCGACCCACCTATTCTTGATCCTACTGTTCCATAAAATAAAGTAAAATTAAAATGTCTAAAAAATTAAATACTGATTTTTCGAATCTTGATAAAGCAAGACAGAGAATTATAACGAAAATACAAACATTAATAGAGTCTAACAATACTCCTAATTTTGCACCTGCGAGTAGTGGGCTATATAATAGCAATGTTCCACAAAAAATATTTACTATTGATCAACTTCCATCGTCAAAAATAATTAATAATCCAAAAGGCAATGCCGATATTCAAATTGGCTCTGAAAGTGTTTCTGGTATAGCTTTTGGCTATGGATATAAAGGTTCATCCATCGATGGCATGGGAAACAATTCAATTGCCCTAAGAACAGGTCGAATGAACAGGGCTGGAAATAACGTTAAAGATGGAGATGTTGTTACAGCATCTCCTTTTGGAGATGCCGCAACAATATATCAGGCGGATATAACAGATTGTGATACTAATTTTGGATTTTGTGATGGGCCTCTTGGAAACAGAAAGGCACAATCAGCAATAGTTGGATTTGCTGATCAAATTAGATTTTTTGGTTTAAATGGTGTGCAAATTAGTACTGGTCAACCCAAAGGCGCTAGATTTGGCGCCAAGGGAATACAGACATCTAGAGGTGGTGCGATTGAAAGAGCAGCACCAATTGTACTGTCAGCAGGAAATCGAGATGGCTTCACTGGACTATTTGGAAAAATTCTCCCCGGTGGCACAAGGCGAATACAAGGTGTAACAAAAGGTGAAAACATGGTTGATTGCATGGAAGAGCTTTCAGAAATTATAGAAGACTTATTATCGTCTATGATCAGAATGGCAGCAATTCAAGAGCTTTTAATGGCCGGGCAAGGACTACAAATACCGCCGGCAATTAATCCACATTACGGACCTATGGCAACTAAAGCTGTTGAGGAAACACATGTGAAATTTATAGGTTCTTTAGTCGCATTGTCTAAAACAAAAGCTGCGTGGCACTCTCGCTATCTCAAAGACGAGGGCTCTCCTCGTCTTATTAGAAGTAAAAATGTATTTTCATCATAATTAAAGGAAGTTATGGCAAACTCAAAATTTTTAGAATATCAAGATACCGACGATTCAAAATTAATAGATAAATGTGACGATTTAACAAATGTCCCAGAGCAAAAAATTTGTGTTTCTTGTAATAAAAATCCAAGCTACATTGCTCCAGATTGGAAAACAAAAGATGTATCAGAGCCATGGCTAAACGAAAAGCTTTGTAAATTTCAAGTAACAGTGACGACAAATGAAAAATCTTTAGTACCTTTCTTTGGCGCTTCTGAAGACGAGGCTGAAGAATTTGTTAATAATTTATTTGAAACTTATCAAGAAGAAGCTATAGATGCAATATTGGTTGATTTTAATAAAGACAATAGTTCTGAAAATATTGAAGCATTAAAAAATGCGATAGAGTTTGAAAAATATGATTTAAGTTTGAGAATTCACTCAAGAGTAAAATTGCTTTATTCAATTCCTTATGAAGATCTTGCTTCTATAAAAGAAAATGTTGACATAACTGACCAAGAAGAAGATGCTGAAGACGACACAGACGAAGCCGGTGATTATCCGATCTCTGTTGTATACGATGCATCAACATTAAATCAGAATATGTTAAAAATTCGCAGATCTTTAAAATTATATTCTCGTTATTTAAAAATGTTTAGATCTTTACAAAATGGCAATTTAATATTTGAAAATGATAACCGTATTTTTTACTTAGAAAGATATGGCGACAACGGAATGATGGGGACTAGTACTTTAGAAAAAGTAATGAAAGACATTGATAAGTTTTTATACGAAAAAGGATATAGATTAAAAGGAGGTCCTCCTTCCGGAATTGGTACAGATGTTGTAAAAACTATAGAATTTACTTTTGTAAATTATGGCTTAACAACAATAACAATTACAACTGAAAGTTGTGGTGATAAAAATTTCAATTTTAACAAAAGAAAAATAAGAAAATTAATAAGAAAAGGACATTTCAAAGACAAAACAGCCATGGCCTATTTGTCTAAAATAGAAGATATGTTAATAGATTTAGAGGCTAGAGAACCTTTACCGTGGTTAGATTTCGTTACAAAGCATACACATCCAAAAGTAATAGAAACATTTAATTGGCCTTTGGACTCTCCGCTAAATGAAGCAACTCCACAAAGTTGTGTAGCCGAAACATTAACAGAGGAAGCAAAACAACTTGGTGCCGATATTTTTGATCTTGAATTTAGTCTTGCTGATGCCTTGGTTTTTAATTTTAATAAAAATGTATGTAAAAAAGACGCTCTTGAGCTTACAGAAGAGAGAATTAAAGTTGGTGCTATTTTCAACCAAGATAATCCTGCAACCGGCCGCGAAAACCAAAAAATGCGCGCTGCGGCTAGAGAACAAGCTTATAAACAACTTGATATCGAAGGAGAAGTATTCATAGCAGCCTGTATGAAAATGTTCACTGAGAACACAGGTAGGGGCATTGGCTCTGCCGGTGATATATTTACTGACTTTTTTGATCGAGTAAAGTTATGTGGATTAAAAGATCTTGCAATTGATGGAATAAAATGTTTAATGAAGGGCATATCATTTGAAAAAGCCGTATCAAGTATAATAAAAGCTGCTTTGACAAATATGTCATTGGAAAATTTTGGTAAATTTTTTGTTTTGCTGCCAGCAGATGAGCAGGTTCAACTTCAAGAATCAATAATGCAACGGATTCAGTCGGGCGATGTATTTAGGCCTGAATCAGTAAATGATGATATAAGTAGATACATAGATGAAGGCGTAAGCCCACACCCTGACATAGAGCTTGAGCCTTGGACTATTCCATCAATAGTTGATAATTTTAGAAACACAGATAGTGGGGGCAGTAGAAGCAATTTTTCTGAACAAACATTAGAAAATTCACAATACAATTCCAACGTAAGAACACTTGCTCAAAGGTTTGATAGTTTTTCAAATAGTGGAGGAAGTGCACAGACTGGCCTTGTAATTCAGTTATACATTGATGCAATTATTGATTTCTACAGCGATGATTTGTTGAACGTGGTAGATATCTTAGATAGATTTCCAGGCGCTCAACTTATAGCTCGCACATTAGTAATGCTCGATTGTCCACAGCCGCCCATGTTTGATCCTCCTGTATTAGATTGGATTAGGGATATAGAGCTTCCATTTTGTGACGGCATTGATGATATTACTTGGCCATCCATAAGAAATCCATTGGCGTGGTGGCCAAGAAGGTGGAGTATTCTACCAAGCTTTACACTTATGCTAAATGTTTTTCTAGAGCATGCTATCACTCAAATTTTGACTCTTTTAGTTGTTAAAATTTGTAATTTAATAGGCAGCGCAATATGCAAAGCAGTAGAAACAACTGGACAATTGGCAGCTAATGCAATAAATCCAAATAACAGAGACACGTTTTCAGAAACAATCAAACAAGCAATTTGTGGCGAAGATGCCACCGAAGAGCAAGTAGATGATACAATAGCTGAAATAATGGCTGCTTTGGGAGTTGGTGGGGCAGCACTTGGCAATACTGAACAACTTAATAGTTTTGTTGGCGACATGTCTGAAACTTTATCGCAAAGAGAAATGATGGAGATGTTTTCTGGCAATCCTTCTGACGAATCATTGGAAGCTTTAAGATCGCTGGTAGAAAATGAACACCCACAATATCAATCGGCCTTTCCCAGCAAAGAAGCAATTGCTGATTTTACAAAAGGAGTCGGTAACTTATTTCCCGCAAAATTTCGAAATACTATGCAAAACGCTTTAGATGCAGCTGATGATTTACAAATTAATCCGTCTCTTTGCGCAACTCCAGAGCAGCTTGAACAATTTTGTTCTTTTAGAGATTCTCTCCTTGGCGATCGAGCTACTGCTGCTCAAAAAAGTGCAATGTGCGATAACTTTGACAATGAAATGATTGACACATTAGACGACTTGGCCAGGGCAGTACAGCAAGATCCTTCAGAAATGATTGCTGAGGGTCTTCCTCCCCTCTCGTCTGATCCTGGATGCGAAAATGGTATTTTACCTTTAGAGCCGACATCTCTTTCAAATGTTGCAGTTTCATCAATGGACATGTTGATGAGACAAGTGCACTTAGAATTTTCAGTTGATATGCTTGGTAATGGCCCAGGAGAAAAAAACTGGGGCCTAATGAATATGATTCTAAGTGATACAATGGGCAATCCTTTGACCGCACACTATAGAAAAGCATATAATGATGATAATTATGTTGATTTTGTTACAAAAAATGATGAAGACGCAACATTAATTCAAAAAGGGCAATTTCCTGCTTATGTGGCAGAATGGTTGCAAGAAAAACTAGGCGACATGTTAGAAAACGGAAATATATCTTTTAACACTAACAATAATTTTAGAGAAACAACAAGTACCATAAAATCATTTAAAGATTTAAATTTAAGTTTATATGGTGGTGTTAGTACTCTTGAGCTGCCTGACTTTGGATACGATTCCATCGGAATTGTAAGAGCTGAAGATGAAGAAGTAGAATTTATTAGATTCGGACGCAAAAAAGACCCTGACCTTTCTCTTTCCTTTGTTGACAACAACAAAGGGCTTGTTGAGCATGGTTATTCAGATTACCTATATGGCTTTAATGTAAACTTGTTTTTGTCAGAACTAAAAGAAGTCGCAGCCGCAGACCCAACACAAGAATCTGGTTTGTTACCTGTAGTAAGAAATTTGAAATCAGACAATGCAAGAGTTAACATAACAAACTTGTTAAACTTTAATGCTCAAATGACCAGAGCAGATAGAAAAAATATGTCAAAAGAGGAAAAAGAAGCGTTCAATAGAAGCACTCGCGTTGCATCAATTCAAAAAGAAAGAGCTTTTGAATTTGTATCTGTTGATGATACTTTTGATTTGGCTTCCTTAACGAATTACCCAAATTTTCAAGCTAGCTTTATGACTCACCCAGAATATATGCCACAGCAAATTTTGCTACACGAAATACTCACTCAACAAGGCTCAAACGTTACTTTAGCTGAACTAAAAACTTTTCACGAAAACACACTTAGCGCTGTTTTTGAATCTATTGTAAAAGAAGTTTATGAAAATCAGTCTGCTTTCATGTATGGTGCAACATATGATACTTTATCAGAAGACGATATAGCATATGTTGTTCAAGAAGGTCAGACGGATAGCTCAGCCGGAACGCTATATAGTGACGCAAAGCTTGATGGAGAAGATATTATAAATGATGATAACATTCTAGGAATAAGTTATGATCAGTTTATAAACGAACAAAATGGAACTCCAGAAAATACCAGGGTATTTTATTTAGATCCTGTAACATATGGCGGCACATATACAAACCCACCAATCTATATTAAGCCAATGCAAAATGATGGCTGGCTTGGCTTAATAGATGCTTTGTTTCCTGAATTGAGTCCATGCAAACCTTCTAAAACAGATTTAATAGATTTTGAACAAATAAGCGATCAAATATCAGAAACATATAATAAAATTCCAACTGATCAAAGACTAAAACACGACCCTGACTGCGTTATAGAGATGCCGTATAATAGGATTTTAGACAGAACTGCTGCTTCAACTATACAGGGAATTATTACTGCTGCATGTCGAATATTTTCTAGTGTTCATTTCATGAAAACAATAGCAACCTTTACCGTTTTTAAGCCAGATTTTAACAATGTATACAGCTCTATTTATCCTCAATATATTGTAGAAAATATGGAAAAAGCTTTTAAAGATGCACAGCCACCAGCTGCAGAATTTTTCAATACGTTTAAAGATGAAGAATTTTGGTATGCTTTTTTAGAACAATCAGTACAAACTTACGGTAGGCTTGTAGATGATGGCACAATTATTGATCCGCCAGAATCTATTTTAACTGCACTTTTGTTGATTAATGATTCGCAAGAGCAATACCAATTTTTAACAAAAGAAGATTGGAAAAATTCACAAAATCTTTCTGGTGATTTTGCCAAAGCGGCGCTAGCTGGGGTTGCAGGAAGTAAAGTGCCTATTCCTGGATCTGGTGTAATTGCAGCTGCAAAAGTGTTTGCAGATAATTTTGAAACATATAAAGAATTTAAGCAAAGAAATAATTTAGAAGCAATTAAGAAAACTGAAGATCTTGCAAAATTAGTTTTAAAAGAGATGGTAAAAACTGAACTTCAATACATGTCTGAAAAGTTTTTAGAAAATTTAAAAGATTTAAATCTTGAACCGTCTTACACAGATATCGATTATTATATGCTTACTAACTTTTCTCAAGGTGGCATTGATTTAGATTTAGATAAAGAAATTGTTGCCATAGTTGAGGAGGAGCCCTCTGGGCCTTCATATGGATCTACCTCTAATGTAGCCGGCCACCTTCATACATACCAAGTCGATGCCGAAGGTAATGGCTGGGCATATGAAGCATATCATCCAACTCAACCAAAAATAAGACATAAGCATCAAATTATAAATTGGGAAGTTCAAGAAGCCCAAAGTGTCTGTTACCCAAATTGTAAAGATATTTATGGTGTTGATGGCGTTGGCTCTCATGTCCACAACATTAGTAGTATGATTGTGCCAATTGGAGATGTAGAATCATTTGGATTTGAATTTGCTTCTGATAGTAATCTTCCATTTATACTTGAAAAGTATATTAAAATTAACGATAGAAAGCATGGAATAGAAGAGGGAACAGAGATAATTAAGTCTAATGATCCCAACAAAAATATATCTGACATATATCCTGGAACACTTGAATTAGTCTATGCTGTTACCGATGTTGAAGATTCTGATGGGCAAGAGGGAATCAGACAAACTGTTAACACAGATGAGGTTGTAGGTTTACAGGGTGAATTAGGAGTTAAACATGGCTTACAGCTTTCTATTTTAGTAAATGGAGAAAAACAAGAAATTACATCAGTTGAAATAGATGCTTTAGATTATGAAACTCAGTCTTTTATTGCTGTTCAAGCTAACTCTAAAGAATTGTTGTGTTTAATAAAACTATTAAAAGAAGACGAAAAATTTAGATTATTATCACATTATATAATTCCAACAAATAAACTACTGTCTCTTCTTGCAATTTATAACGATATGGCATTTTTACCATCTATTGGAGAAAAAACCGTTCCAGAAGGAGATACCTTAACTTCCGACTTTGATTCTAAACCGGGCACCAAAGTAACCTTTAATTCTGACGGAGATGTAGAATACAGCTACACGGCTGGGTGGGCTCATGTAGATGACAGAAATCCTGGATTTTTAGCTGGTATAGCAGTAAGAGAGTGGGACTCTTGGGACAAAGAGCTTTTAAGAAATTCAAGAAGCAGAATTAAGAAAATTTTTAAAACATATTATAACTCTAGCACAAATACATTTGAAAATGATATAGAGGAAATGACTTCTATTGATCCTGTCAAAATTGCACTTGAAAGATTTAAATCTAATCTTAAGCCAAGACTTGGTGAAACTTTCTTACCTTGGTGGCGAAAAAACAGATTAAGAACTAACCCGTTTGATTCTAAGGGCGAATTGTGCGAAAAATAAATAACTGTTGTAATTAATATAGGAAATAAATTATGTCTTCAATTGGAATTAAATTGCCACTTGCATATAGTAGCCTAGATGGCTTTCATATGATTAAAACAATTCGTCAAATGGCGAAGCAAAATTTTAAAATGTTAATTTTAACAAATCCTGGAGAAAGAATCATGGAACCAAATTTTGGTGTTGGTTTGTCTAGATTTTTGTTTGAAAACAATACAAAAGGTATTAAACAAAGAATTAATGATCAAGTGTCGACATACATGCCGGCAATACAACTTGTCTCCGTGGATCTTTTTCAAAATCCAGACAGCAATTTATTAAACATATCTATTTCTTATAAAATACCCAGCGTAGGAATAAACGATTTGTTAGAATTTACTATTTAAAATCAAGGAATTTACTTATCAATGACAAAAAATAATGATAAAATGCTGCCAATTAATTTTACAAGCAGGGAATTTAATTCTATACGCAATGAATTAATGGGCATTGTAGAGAAATATTATCCTGATAATTTTCAAGATTGGAGTGAGGCATCTTTTGGTTCTATGATGATAGATGCTGTCGCATATGTTGGAGATCAATTATCTTTTTATCTGGATTATAATGTTAATGAATCTTTTTTGGACACTTCTTATAGTTTAACAAATATTCTTCGTCACGGTCGAGTATTAGGTTATAAATCTCCTGGCCGGCCATCTACATATGGAGAGGTCGCCTTATTTATAGAAATACCTGCAAACTCTACCGGACTGGGCCCTGACAGAAGTTATATGCCCATTTTAAAAAGGGGAAGCAGGTTTAAATCTCAAAGTGGTTTAAACTTTATATTGCTAGAGAATATAAATTTTGCTGACAGCAGCAATCAAGTAATCGTTTCAAAAGTTGATGATTCTACAGGCGCCCCCACTCACTACGGAGTAAAAGCTTACGGAAATGTTGTATCTGGCAGGTTTGGCTTGAAAGAAATTAAAGTTGGTGGGTACGAAAAATTTAGATCTATTAGCTTAAATGTTCCAAATTTATCAGAAATTATTTCAGTTAGAGACATTGAAGGAAATGAATATCACGAGGTTGAACATTTATCACAGGATATAATTTATAAAGAAATACCAAACGAAAATTATAAAAATGATAATGTAGCATCAATTATGAAACCTTATTTGGTATCTAGAAAATTTGTTACCATTATAACAAACGGCAACGCAGTGCTTCAATTTGGTAGTGGCGATTTAGCAAGTTCTGAATTAGTAGCAGCTCCGCAAAAAGTAGCAATAGATACTTTCGGAAAAGATTATGTTACTGATACTACGTTTGATCCAACTAAATTATCAAAAAGTAAAAATTATGGCATTGTTCCCGCCAACACAACTTTATCAGTTATATACAGAGAGACTAATCCAATATCTTCAAACTTGGCAGCGCTTCAACTTAACAAGGTTTCCACCGCTACTTTTGATTTTTCAGCGTTTCCAAATTTAGCAAGTACGAAAATTACAGATGTAAGAAACTCTTTAGAAGTTATGAATGAAACGCCTATTATTGGAGATAACGCATACACAAATCCATCTCAAGTAAAACAAAATGTAGTTGACACCTTTCCTACTCAGAATAGAGCAGTAACACAGACTGATTACGAAAATATTATATACAGAATGGCTAGCAAGTTCGGTTCTATTAAAAGATGCTCCGTCCAAAAAGATCCAGATTCATTAAAAAGAAATTTAAATGCATACGTTGTGTCGGAAGATGTATATGGAAATTTAATAAAAACAAACAAGACAATAAAGAATAATTTAAAAACATGGCTAAATCATTATAGAATGGTAAACGACACAATTGATATTTTAGATCCATACATTATTAATTTAAAAATTGAATTTAGTGTATCGACACTGCCCGGCACCGATAAAGATATTGCCATGAGTAAATCTCTTGCAGCAATAAAGAGATATTTTTCAGACGGATTTTTTATTGGAGAGCACTTACAAATTAGCGACATGTATTCAGTTTTAAAAGAAATTCCAGAAGTTTTGGACGTTACAAGAGTCGTACTATTTAACGCTCCTGGTTCTCAATATTCCGGCATATCCTTTTCAGTTAATAAAAATATGTCTCCAAACGGTGCTAAATTATTATGTCCAAAAAATGCCATTTTTGAATTTAAATATCCTGAAGTTGATATAAAAGGTAAAGTTGTTTAATGATCCGTAAATATACAGCTAGTGCTGATAATACAATTGTAAGTGCTTATGAATTGAACTTAACAACTCGCGGCACTGGTTCTAATGCCGGCCGCGCTGATATTCTTGAAACTTTTTCAATTTATGGGCGCGCCACAACAAGTTCACAAGAATTGTCAAGAATTTTGATTAATTTTCCAATCGATCAGATTAGTGCTGATAGAACGTCAGGCAAAGTGCCGGCCAGCGCATCGGTAAATTTTTATTTAAAAATGTATAATGCGCCACATTCTAAAACAGTTGGTAGGGATTATAAGCTTGTAGTACAGCCGGTGTCAGCTTCATGGCAAGAAGGAGACGGTCTGGATCTTGAAGGCTATAAAGATATAACACACGACGGTGTTGGTTCAAACTGGATTAATGCTAATGATAATCACACAGCGGCTACGGCGACTTTGACCGCTCTTAGTAAAACCGCTGGCCAAGCTAATACAAGAGTTTTAACAATTTATGATATTGCTGAGAATAATGTTTCTTTTACTATTGATAATAGTCTTACCACTTCAACCGCTACTAAAATAGCGTTTGGAAACGCAAATAGTAATGCAACCCAGTTTGCTACAAACATTGCTGCAGCAATTAATGCTGCACAATCAGCCGGAACTTTAAATGTTACAGCCACATCATCAGATGCGACAGTAACACTATCACAAACCACAGAAGGATTAGCAGGCAATTCAGTGTCAAATATTGTCGGCACCGCAGTAACAGATAGCGTAATAACTGTTACTAGTCAATTTTCTGGTGGCGATGGAAAATGGAATAATGTCGGAGGAGATTATTTAGAAGATCGGGTTTATACTCAAACGTTTTCCGATGGCACTGAAAATTTAGAAATCAATATCACTGATATGGTTGAAGAATGGATCACAGGATCTTCAGGCGGCAAATATGATAACTACGGCATGAGCGTCCGGATGTCTGCTTCATATGAAGGAAGTTCGTCTGCTGCTTACGTAGATGAAGATTCTAATGTAATTTTAAATACTGTTGGTGCAGAAAAATCATATTACACAAAAAGATTTTTTGGAAGAGGCACACAGTATTTCTTCTATAAGCCAACAATTGAAGCAAGATGGGATTCTGCAACTCGCGACGATCGTGGAAACTTTTATTTTAGCAGCTCAAGGGCCCCAGCGGCTGATAATATGAATACCATTTATTTTTATAATAGAATTAGGGGTAGATTAGTAAACATACCTGAGATTGGAAAAGGAGAAGTGTGCGTTAGTTTATTTTCTGGCTCAGAAAATAATTCTATGCCATCAGGCTCGGCGCAAAAAATAATTAACTCTTCAAACAGTTCCGTAACGGTGCTTACTGGTGGTTACGTAGATACTGGAATTTATTCTTGCTCAATTTGTATTACCGCTTCTTCTGCTACTGGCTCTTTAGTTGACACATTTTATGATGTTTGGTTTTCAGGAAGTGATTCAATTGCCGATGCGACAGCTGCTTCTGAGCAGTATTTTACTGGTTCTATTTTGCCGCTAAGACATGATACGGGATATAGTATAGGAAAACCTTCTTATTACCTATCAATTACTAATTTACAATCAAAATATAAAGCAGACGATACTGTTAGATTAAATTTGTTTGTTAGGAAAAAAGATTGGAGTCCAACAATTTATACCGTTGCAAAATCTGAAATAGAATCAGAAACTATTCTAAGCGCCTCTTACAGGGTTTATAGACTGTTAGATGGTTTTGGAGCCGTTCCATATGGAACTGGTAGTGATTTGCACACGGCATTATCATATGATATATCAGGAAATTATTTTGATTTAGACATGTCATTGTTAGAGCCGGGATATGGCTATGGGTTGAAATTTTGTTTTTATGATGAGAGAAACTTGTCGTGGCAAGAACAAGATTATGTTTTTAAATTCAGAGTAGAAGATTATGAGTATTAAAAAATTATTTGATTCTGCAGACAAAAATACTAACTTTAGTGATTACGCAAATGAAAAAGAAAGGTATGAGTTTGTTGAATCTATTGACAATGCTGAACAAATAACTATAAAAAATAAAACGTTTACGCCAATCATAGATTATTCAAATCCGGTCAACTTTATAAAATATGGTTCTGCCTATTATTTTTATCAAGGCGCCCTAACAAAAATCTCTGATTATTATCCTTATGATGGATCAGCAGCAGAAAAAAATACTTTTTATAATTCACTTTTGGAAGGCGAAAAATATATTTTTGATTCGCTATATCCTACAACAACAGGGTATGCACTATTTTCTGCAGATGGTTGGGGAAGCTTAGATTCAAGCGCTGGAACTGTTACCAACGGGTTTGGATATCCTGCTAATGAGGAATATATTACAGTAAAGGGTGGTCCACTTACTTCTTCTGGTGATTCGTTAGCTGCTATGGGCCCAGATCCATACAATAGCAAAATTCACCATGCAAACATATATGATGAAAATATTTATCAAACGGCGAATTTGCCAGATGATTATGGTAAAGGAACTAGACTTTCAAATTTAAGATCAGATTTTGATGATGGAGTTACTGTTGAGTTCTGGCTTAAAAAAATAGCATTTGACACTGATTTAACACAAAAAGAAGTAATTTTTGATTTGTGGAATAATAACGCTATAGGCTCATCAGATAATTCTTATGGCAGAGTAACACTAACTATGGACGGTGGAGTTGGCTCTTCTACGACGCCTTTTAAGGTAACAGTTCAGAGTGGTTCAACCAACATATACCAGCAAGCAGTAGGGGCTTCTCCAACTCTTACAACTATTCAATCTTGGAATCATTATGCGTTTGTTTTACAAAATAGCGGAAGCGATTTTCATGTTAAATTATATGTTAACGGCGATTTGGACGATGATCAAAAAGTATCGTCCAAGACTTTTACAGAAATTAGCCAGAAAGGTATAATGGGTCGCATTGGTGCGTTGCTAACTGCATCTCAGCCAAACCCAAGTTCAATTATTTATCCACAGGCAGGAAATATAGCTGGCGGTGGAAAATTAAGCGCTTCCGTAGACGAATTTCGGTTTTGGAAAGTTGCAAGAAATTCACAGCAAATTAATAGAAATTGGTTTGACAACGTTGACGGCGGTGTCAATACTGATATTTCCAATACAACACTAGGAATATACTATAAATTCAACGAAGGGATTGTTGGAAGCAGTTCGATTGACAGTGTTGTGTTAGACTATGCCGGCCGAATTAGTAATGGTGTGTGGACCGGTTATGATTCATATAGTAGAAATACTGGTTCTGCCATAGTATCTGCTAGCGCGGCAATCTTCGAAAAAGAAGATCCGATTATAAAAACCCAGCACCCAAGTTATACATCTCTTAGTTCCTCTTTGATAACAAGTGGTTCGTTTTACGATTTGAACAATAACTCTTCATTTATTAGCTATGCTCCCAGTTGGGTAATTGAAGATCATGAGAACAATGGTAATGAAAATTTAAAAATTGTTTCACATATTATAGGAACATACTTTGATAAACTTTATTATTTAATTAAAGAAGTTCCAAAATTAAGGCATTCAAATCATCTTTCATCGTCAACAAAACCAATACCTTTTGCTAGACATCTACCGCAATCACTTGGTTTGTATACGCCAGATACCTTTATTAATTCAACTATTGTTGAAAAATTATTGAACAGAAACGAAACCGACCGTTTTGAAGGATCAATTGAAGATACTAAAAACGAAATTTATGTAAATTTATACAACAATCTTACAAATATTTATAAATCTAAAGGCACCTCTAAAGCAATAAAAAATGTTTTTAGATGTTTTAATTTAGACGATTCCTTAGTAAAATTTAAACAATATTCAACAAATCAAACATATGAATTAGATAATAATGCTTTACAAAATAAAGTGTTTAAAGATTTTATAAATTTTAATACATCAAGCAATGTAAATGCTGTGGTTTATCAAGCTGTTGATAGTTCTAACTCTGATAGTAGTGGTTATATTTCGGGTAGTTATGATGGCGAAGTTGAGGGAGTTGAGCAAATTTATGGGGCAACTGTAGAAGCGGAAGTAATGTTTCCATTTTACATCCCTAACAATACGTATGCACAAGCCATAAGTCGAGAACCAACAGAAATCTCATTGTTCGGTATTACTAAAGTAGATACGGGAAGCGCAGGCTCTTTAAACGGTACCGACACAACTGATTTATCTAAAGACAATTACAGTAATTTTCAAGTATTTGCAATTAGAGAAAAGCCAAATTCTAAAAATGTTTATTTTAAATTAACTTCATCTTTTTCGCCACACCCCATACCATTATTAACAAGTAGCGTTTTTTATAATGTATACGACAACAATCTTTGGAATTTTTCTGTACGTGTAAAGCCAAGCGGATATCCAATGTCTGGGTTTGTTAGCGGAGCAACAACCTATACATATGATGTGATTTTTAAAGGGATAAACAATGTTTTAGGAACAGTTATTAATAGTTTTGAGGTTTCAAGTTCTATTGGGTTTGTTTCTGGTTCAAATTTTTTACGTTCACCAAAAAGAGTATATGTCGGAGCTAAAAGAGAAAACTTAACTGGGTCAGTACAATACACATCGGACGTTTTAGCATCAAATGCTAAATATTGGGTTAAATTTTTAGATGATTATTCTCTTACACAGCATTCAAAAGATACTTTCAACCAGGGAATCTCCAGTTCATATCAAAATATATCAGGTTTAGCGCACAGCGGTTCAAATTTAGATCTATTAAACAGAAACACACTAGCATTAGATTGGAATTTTGACAATGTTACATCATCAGATTCATCAGGAAATTTTATTGTTACTGACTACGGCTCTGGCTCGGCTCTAATAAGGAGAAGCTATGGCTGGCTAGGAAGAATATCTGGATACCAACATACAGGATATGGTTATGGGTTTATCGCATCTTCTGACAAGGTTATTAATAGAAAAGAAATAAATGTATTGCAAATTGTCGATCCTGAACAATCAATAGCATCTGAAATGATCAATATTTTAGATGAAGATGATACAGTATTTACACCCATTCGCACCGTTCCAAATTATCTTTTTACGCTTGAAAAAAGCATGTATGGCGCTATTTCACAAGAAATGTTGACATTTCTTGCTGGCGTTATTGACTTCAACAATATCATAGGAGCCCCAGTTAACAGATATCGCGAACGCTATAAAGACCTTGAAAAACTTAAAGAAGCATTCTTTAGACGTGTAACGAAAACTTCCAACGTTGAAAAATTTGTAGACTATTATAAGTGGTTTGATGATGCAATTTCAATTATTGTAGAACAACTAATTCCGGCTTCTGCAGACTATATTCCAGACTTAATGAATATTATAGAGCCTCACGCATTAGAAAGAGACAAATATCAATCAAAATTTCCAACATTAGAATTTAAACAACCAGAAATTGAAAATGCCCCAATTAAAGGAATTACTGAAAAAGTTTATAGCTGGAGAGCTGGTCACAGTACAATTCCCCATAGTCATAGAGACACCAATAAACATATGTTATATTGGAAAGATCGAGCTGAACGAAACGCAACTGAAATAACATCTAGTAATACTACTGTAGATACACAAAGAGAAGCCATTAGAAAAATAGCGGTCAAGAATCCTGGCCTCACAAGTTCAATTCCATCTCTGCAGACTCTCGGCGGGACGAAATATTTAGCAAACAGATACAAGAGAAGAACCTTTCAAAAAATATTTATAGAAAAAGTAGACAACCCTCTCTCAAGTGCATCATTTTTACACGGTGGTGTTAACTTTGAACCATCAAAAAATATACATTTTACTTATAATGCACTCTATCCAGCCGGCCCAGTTGATAGAACTGATGGCGTCCTTATACCACAGAACATATTATTATCGTGGATGGACGACTTAGTAAAAGTTCCAGTCAATAATGATCCTAAACCGGGAGATGATAAAACTAAAAGACACGTAAAAGTTCTTCATGGCCGTAACTATACCGAAGGTCTTGGTTACCAATCGGTTAAATCTTCCATGGCCTTTCCTTTTAATATTATCAGCTCTTCAGTCAAGACTGGTTATTCAAAACTAACGTATGAAACACTTAGTGGAAATGTAACTATTACAAATTTACATAATGATGTATATGGTCCTGATATGGATAAGCCCATGCAAGGTCCATTTACTGAATATGCAGTAGGAGGACATCAATCTAGACATATTAGATTGAATACAGGAAGTGATAATTGGCAGAATCGACCTGAAGCGTGGAAGTTATTTTTAGGAGCATGTGCAGATCCTTTAATTGATTTAGACAATTCTGGAGCCATTGGTATGGCTGGAGCAGACTATCCTTGGCCAGTTCATGCTTTGGCCCCCGGCCGGCCCGCTTATCCAATGACTGCCTCACAAAAAGCCGTATATTACAGAGATTTTGTTGCAAAAAGACCGGTTAATATTAGGAATATTAAACACACTACTGGCTCAACTGTTCTTGGAAACTATAACAAAAATTATGATGTTGTACATACTTTTGGTGCTTTTTCGAATCCAAGAGGGTTTATTGAAAATCAACCCTCCTTGCCGACACAAGCTTTTCAAAATACCGCAACAAGCTCTACTTCAATAAGAACATTACTGAACATTAGAAGAGCAGACATGGGTCACACTGATTTGGTCGGTGAATATTCCAATTCATATTTGACTAGTGCGACAAATAAATCAGTAATAAGAACAAAATTTTCTGCTCCTGGAGGGATTGAGACAAGCACTTCTGGATATACCGACATTAGATCAAACGAGTTTTCCGTTTATAACAATATTAATTATAGAAATTTAAATGTGAGAAGACCATTCCAAGCGCCATCTGGTAGCGGCTCATCCTCGTGGGGACGCGGTAAGGGCACAACTGGTATTAGAGTGTTTGATATTCATGGTAAAGACTTTGGGCTTACCGCCCATTTATCTAGACATGCCGGTAGGTTCGGAAGAGACTCAGTGTTTCAAACCGGATCTTTAAATACTCCAGGAATAGCAAGAAGCCTACAAGCTCCTGGCGCCTCATATGATCAATTGCCCAGCTTTAACAAGACTAATAGAAATAGAATTCATGAAATTAAACTTAGATTAAATAGCAATGATGGGGTGACATACGATGCCTTTACATCTTCAATACATGATAATTATTATGTAGCTCAACAGATACCAAAATCAACTCTTCAGTATTCATGGATTAGCAGCTCACATTTGAGAACAAATGAAAGATTTGGTATCGTTAGGCCTGGATTCCGTTTAAGTGCCTCAAGCGGCATGAAAAATTCAATTGATTTTGTGTCAGCCAGTGAATTTGTATCATATCATACAAATGGTTCACAACAAAGAGTGCTTGGTCAGGATGGTAGATATGCCGCACCACAAAAAGTAGTTACTGATTTTGTCGGGTTAAATATAAACATTGTTGATACAGTGCTGCCAGATTCAGCTACATTGGGAAGTTCAACAACTGCCACTGATTATATCAACACTGATTTTATTGAACTTGGCAATTCTGAAGGAACAGCTAGTATATTAAACGCTTTATTATTAAATCGTGGTGGAGTTTATGGCTATCCATCATGGCAACAAATGAGATATGCTGATCACAAATTGATAAAAAATTATAGAGAAGCAAACAAATTACATTTTATAACCTCTACTAGTTCTTTTAATAAGCAAGTAGAATATAGTATGCCCCCTGTATCATTAAGAGGTCGTGCGCTTGATATTTGTTTTGATGATTTAACATCACTTGTACCTTATGCGACTACAACTGGATTTCCGCCCGTAACGGAAATGATTTTAACTCCATCAGTTCAGTCTGTAAGAGCTGATTTTAGTAACAATTATGTTTATTTTAACTTAGATTTATTAGAAAACGAATTTGATGTAAATTATTTTAATGATATAACAGCAGGCGAACAAGTATTGAAAATCTGCAATACAAACGCAAATTTTAATTTAAACTGGGCCATATATAGAGAAAATATTTTTCCATCCCAAAGAAATGAATTTGTGTCTCAATCAAGAACAAGAGTTGGATATGAAAATAAATACTGGAGAGATTTAGATTTAGATCGTGCTGAACTTGGTGCTACATTTAAAAATAGCCAAGACATACACGTATCACAAAGTTCTTGGATCTTAGATGCCCCGACTGATTTCTTAACCAGAACCGGTCCAACGTTTGTTTCTTATTCAGCCGTTCCGCTAACAACTACTGCAGAGCTAATTGCTGCGCGTAATACTTTAAGACGCGGCGGTTTTAGTTCTGCCTCCGCTGGTGAATTACAAAATACTTACTTTACTTTCTTTACTTCTAGTGACGAGGGTAAATATACGCCTTCACTGGGCACATTCGAAAGAGGAGGTGTTTTAACTCCCGGCGCCCTGTACGCTAGAAAGCAATCAATTTCATCTCCACGATCTGTAGCTAGTCCTTCCGGTATGGCTTGGCCACATACTGGCGCCGGTACTCCTGGCCCATTTGACGCCCTTAAACAAATTGATGTTTGCGCAGGTGAAGCAAAGTGGGAAGCAGGAGAAAAAGCAGGAATTTCGGGCTTTAGTCGTGTGTCTTCTGCTGAATCATTTGAACTATCTGAGGTAGTAAATTTCACTTCTATGCCAAGCAAGCCGTGGTTTAATGATTACGACGAATTTAACTATTTAATAAGAAAAGTTAGTAATGCAAAAGAATTTGCGGTTGTGCCAGAATTCAGAATCAGTGAGCACGTGGAAGATTATACTATAGCTGGAACTGTTCTTCCAGAAAGCAAATTCAATACTTTTGAAATACCTGGCACTGAACTTAGTAGTTCACAAGATGATTTTTATATTGATTATTCTAATTCAGAATTTTTAAAAGAATTTTTAAATGTACAATCTTTAAGTAACCGCAATGCAAAAGAAATCAGATTAGTATGTAGCGGCACTATTCGTTACAATCCATATAAAAGCTTTTACCCAGCACAAAGAACTGTTGACTTAGTAAAAATGTTTCACAGAGAATACGCCGGCGAGCTAGGTAATTGGGGTATTGTCCCTGGCTATGGCGCTGATGGAGGTATTTCAGGATCGGCAATTAAATCACTTTATCAGCCTTTATTCGCACCTGGAATTTTATACAATTCAATTAAATCAGGTCTTGCGGTAGATTGGCCAATTATTACTGAATTTTCAAAACATCAAAAAACGGCGTTTGGTGACGGAGAGGGTGTCAAAAAAGATAACTATGCTGCAACAATTGACGTTAACTTTGGCTCTAGTGCGGTTTCTGCATATTGGGACAAGCGTTTAGATTTTGAATCGCTTACCGACCCACTTCGACACATACATGGTATTGAATTTATGGATATGGACTCACACCCCTCTTCTTCTGTAACTCAAGCAAGATATCGTGCCCTTATTGGTCTTGAAAGCACACTATATCCAGATATGGCAAGAAACTTTTTTGGTGAAGTCCCTAACTTTTTCTTAAAAAATCGTAAAATGACTACGATTAAATCCGCAGGATGGGAAAAACAAGCCATTCCAGAAGGCACGTATGCCTCAAGAATTATTCTTAGACGAAGTATGAGTGGCTCTAGAGATTACAGCTTTGAAAGCGGATCCGCCAACGCAACATTTCCAAATCAAACTCCAACACCAAGCCCATATATTGCATTGGGAGCAAGACAGATAGTTTCTCAATCATATGATTCTGATGGTATTGAGTATATTACATCATCTGATCAAGGGTATCCAATACCTCAAGATCCAATTAACAACCCTAATTACCGTGAATCATTTACAATGTACAGTAGGCCCACTGCATTTGGCCCGCCAATTGCTGGCTTGTCAAGAACAAATCAAACTGCTACTAGTCTTTATGGAGCAAATACAATATTTGATAGTTTTAACGGATGCAATCCTGCGTATACGCCGCCATACTACAATGGACAGGCTTGGTGTGATTTAATTTTTAGACCAACTCCTGGTAAAGAATATTCCATGAAAGATATAATCGCTGAAACTTCAGCTTCTTATTGGAGAATAGATCCGGGTTATCCTAGTGCAAGTGCCTTGTTAAACGATGCTAAAGTTTCTACTGTTTTAGTTTATGACGATACTAGCACCACTACGGGCATTCCTGGAGCAATTTATGCTGGAGCATTTATCAATAAAAATTGTATGCAATTGAGTGCTAGCATACAACTTTTTGGAATTGAAACAGTTCCAGAATCAGAAGTTGCTGTAACAACTGGCCAAACACGCGGCACTGTAGAACTTCCACAACATCAAAGATGGGTTATAAAGCCAAAATTTGAAACTCCAATGCTGAACTTTAACGATACATCTAAATTAAGAGCGTTGACTAGCTCAGAAATTGCAATCCCCGCATTTGGCGCAGAGTCTGTGCCGCGTGGAATGTGGCACCAGTTTGGTATAATTGAGCCAGATGATTCAAAAGGAATTTTTCTTGAAATTTCCGATATACCGGCAACTTGGATAAAATCTCATTATACGTCTTCTTTGTTTGATAGTATTTATAATAATTTTGATAAATCGACAATTGATATGCCACAGTCTCTTGGTGGTCTAGTAGGTTGGACTGATAATTCAAAAAGACTTGGAGAAATTAAAGATTTAATGACTGTTTACGAAGCTGTCGTTGCGGTGCCGTATATAATTAATAATCCTCCGTTCCCAACATCTGGTCCCGGCCCTGCTCCAGGTCCATCGGAATCTCCAAAAATGTTTATTTCTATTCCCTCGACAAGATATGAAGAAGCAATGAATGACGCTGATGCAGCAGATGACGAAGATATGGAAATTGCAGGAGCCTCTATAAGAAGGCAGGTAGATTTAATGCAAAAATACATCCTTCCTCCAGAGTTAGATTTTATCTCTACCCCAAGTTTAGAAAAAATAGCAATGTATATATTTGAATTTGAATACACTTTTGATCAAGATGATTTGTCCTACATATGGCAGAATTTAGCTCCGCGCGATTATCAAAAAATAACACAACAAGCGACCACAGTATCCCATGAATTAATAGATGCTGAATTGCTAACTGAAGAAAATTTAGAGGAAGGCGAAAGTCTTAGGTGGATGATTTTTAAAGTAAAACAAAGATCACAAAAAGATTACGATGAAATTAAGGCTAATACTTCTTTAGGTGTTTTAAGCAATTTTGCTGGTGCGACTAGCACCGCTGCAGCCGCGGCGCAAGAAGGTTTAGATGTTGAAGAAGAGCCGGAATATAATACTATGTATAATTGGCCATATGATTATCTTTCTTTTGTAGAAAAAATTAGACTTGATGTAGAAGTTTTATTTGAAGGAGAATCTGATGAGCCAATACAGGGCGGCGGAACTAGCCCGTCTAATACCGGAACAACTACATTCTCGGGTGAAGCGATGATTGCTGCTGGTATATCTAGCTACCAAACCCCAACTGGTCAGGGAACCGCTCAATACACCCCGCAGCCACAGGTATACGGCGGTACCCTTCAGACAGGCCAAACAACGGTTGGTCAAGCCACAGCAACATACGACCCTGAACGTTCATCTCCAGATGAAAGTGACGGTGGTGGGGATCCAAGTTACTAATTAACAGAGAGCTAAAATGAAATTTTTAAATAAAAAAGAACAAGTTATGGATTTTAAATTGACTTCTTATGGTCATTATTTAATGTCTGTTGGTAAATTTAAACCAGAATTTTATGCTTTTTTTGATGATAATGTAATTTACGATGGGCAATATGGACAAATTAGTGAATCATCAAATAGAACTCATCAAAGAATTAAAGAGAATACTCAATATTTAGAAAGTCAAGTTTTGTTTGAAGAAGTCGAAACAGATTTAAACGTTGTTGATGGTTCTTTGTCTTTTTACGAATCCGATGTCACGCCAATAATGAAAGAACCAAGAAAAGATATATATAGATTTGACTCCATGATAGGTGATGCATATTTGGCTGGTGATACTAATATTAGTCCCGCTTGGAAAATAGTGTCGCTAAATGGAAATATAAGCTCCTCAACGTTGAAAGATCCAACAAATGATTACAATATTCCTCAAATTAATATAACATTAAATTACCGTAAAAAAATAGTACATATTGATAAAGTAAATTTTGATAATTACCTTTCGCCCTCACCAGCTGGAGCGTCCGGACGAGGATTTGTACAATCAATAAACCGCACAAACCGTTTTGCAGACAATAAAATAATAACATTAGAAACTGATGATTTGATAATTTATGCAGAAGAACTTAACACAGAAATGTTAAACGAAAATTTTGATACAGAAGTTTTTGAAATTCTGACAGGAGCACTTCCGGCAAGGTGTCCGACGTGCGCTAAACAAGATAAGCTTAGCAGAAAATACTTTCAAGAAGATAGGGGAAAAATCAGAGGAGGCCTGATGAGCGATTCATCTATTAATAATTTTTCTGCTCAAGCAGTATCAAATTTATCATCTAGTGTTGATTATTATTTTGATATTATTAAAGATCATGATATGGATGCCATGTTAGCCTGTAAGGGTGTTGAAATGTTTAATAAACAAACACTGTACATTGATTTAGATTTTGATTGTGAAAATTTTGAAAAACTTATAGTAGGTACTGCCGACATCTATGGTAGGGTAACGGAGCCAGAACAATGTTAGGAGTCCTTGATACAAATAGCAACAGGGCCGCAGGATTAAAATTACCTGTTCCGTATATTGAACGAGCTTTGGTCAATAATGGACAAATTGATATTAGACTAGTGCTGTACATAGTACTTGAAGAAGAACAAACTGCCGAATATGTAACTGATACACTATCAGATGTTAAATTTTATGTTGCTCAAGTTTTTGACAATTCAGTAAGCATTTCAGGCTCTGTCAATACAAAATATACTGATACAGAGTATTCTGGTTCTGGTACATCAAGATTTAGTAGTATGACAAATTATAGAAATGGAATAATGGATTACTTAGTTGATTTAACTAATAGCCATAAAATATATGATACTTTTGCAGTCAATGATACAGAATATTACATTCAGCGCGGCCATAAAATTTTGTATAGTGTAGATTTTACTGATTTTACATTTGCCTCTGAGGAATTTACAGAAGATAGCAATAAAGTTATAAAATTTGTTTCTGATATTACTGCAACAACTGAAGTATTTGAAACGGATAGTAGCGATATTGATCTGTCCGAAGAATTTTATTCAATTGCAAAAAATTTAAATCTTAATATGAACTTGATTTGTTTTTCATCTATTTTAGATTTGTCAGGAATGAATACATCGCTTGGTAATGAATTCGTAGAAGAGGCAAGAGACAATAAGCGTTCGCTAATGCTTTACAATTCATTTTTTTCTGAGCCATCTTATGAAGAGGTTTTTAGTAATGGTATTCTTATTAAAACACCAACAACTGTTTATACTCTTCCAAATGGTAGAATATTTAATGGTGATGTTATGCAAACAATTGATGGTTCTTTTCATGGTCTACGAACAGACAATTTTGGAAGAGAACATATATTAAAAAGATTTTTGCAACTGCCAATAGATCAAGTTAGCCGTAATACTATTGCTCCAGGTACTGAAGGTTTTACGCAGGCTTTGAACGGTTTTACTTTTATTTTGTCTGCTTACGGAGTTACCACAGAACTACTCCCGCGATTAGATGTTTTTAGAAAGAGTTATATTGATAAGTCTACTTTAACGCCTGCTGGTAGGTGGTACCAAGAGTTTAATAAAGCTCTTATGGCAACAAACTTTTTATTGTCAAAACAAACACCAGTCAGACCAGAGCTTGTTGTGACTCCTGTTATTGTTGATAATCGATCATTTGAGGAAGATTCTTATGTAGCACCCACTGACCTGGGATATAGTATGGAGTCTGATTATATTTATGCAAGTTCTGATTCAATAATGATGAGTCGCGTAGGTTACTTTGATAGATCTTTATATGGTGCTTCAGTGCAGCCAGATGAATTTGAAAATAACTATACATTAGTGGAAAATGGCTTCTTTTTCTTTGATTATGAAAAGGCGATAAAAACTCAAAGCGTAATATCTAAAATTTTCAATATTGATAAAATTGAAAATTATTTTGGCAAAGATGTTCTTAATAAATATTTTAAATTAGATCGAGTTCAAATGAAAAGAAGAAATGCCGCTGATACTAGCATAGTATATACCAAAACAACCACCTATGACAATTCATTAGATATATCATATCCAAAATTTGTAAATACCTATTATGTAAACAACAATGGCACTACGAATATGGCCGAAACTGAATTTGAATGGGGCAGTATGACGGATATTTATCCTGAATTAATGCTAAGAAATTTAGATCTTGTAAATAATGATGAATTCGAAAACTACCGTCTAATGACGTTTCAGTTTCAAGATATTATGGATAGTGCTGGGGTTTATCCTGATTCGCAACGTGACATAGATACAATTGATTTTCTTGTGGATTGTACCGATTATACTAAACAACTATATGATTTAATTAGCGGTTCTTTTGATGAATATTTAACCGGATCATTTCAAGAATATGTTGACGCAGCAGAACAATTTTGTAGTTATAATAACATTGATCAGTTTTTTAATAGTTTTTTTGCTAGTGCGTTTGAAGAAGCATACTCGGACGATCCTGAATCCGCGCCGTGGATTGTTGCCCCTGTAATATATAACTTACACAAAGATTTAATAAACAACGAATTTAATGGTGATTCTCAATCTATCACTGACGCTTCTATTGTTATAAGTAATCAAATTTCTCCACGAACTGGAAACTTATACAGTCTTCAATCTTTTAGAGATAATTTTGAATCTTTAAGAGAGTTTTACAATAGTTTAGATCTATCGGGGTATTCAAATACACGAAATTTAGAATTTGGTCCTGTACGACTTCTTGTATCATTGCTTGGGGATCCTGATTTTACAAATCTCACTACGGATCTTACAGCAGCAGGAAGCGATGAGGCTGACGCAGAATGGCTAACCGCTATTAATACAGCGTGGAATCACATAAAACGAGAAATTAGAGCTGAATTTGGCGATGAATATGGCAATGATGAGTCTGATCCGGAAAGTGGCCTAAGCATATATGATGTTCTTTATGATATAGCTGCAGAGACCCAGTTAGCGATGGTAACCATTCAAGAGGCGGAAGACGCAGGGGAGTTTGATGGCCTTACTCCATCACAATTAGCTGATAGAATTACGGGCCTCCTTGCCGCCGCCGGCGTTGCTTCCGCATTTTACGCGGTCTGGGGAGGTATAGCTGTGGCATATGGTGTGACGGCCGGATTCGCCGCTGCATTTGGTCCTGTTGGGTGGATTGTAACGGTCTTTGTTGGAATGGCCGCAATCATTGCGGCCAGTTTTGCTGCCCTAGAAGAGAATAAAAGAAAAAGCTTCAGAAGAAGAATCGAGCAAATACTTTATGATAGATTAACTGAATTAGCTGCAAGTGCTCAACAAATTAATGATTCCATAACTGTTGCTATGCGTTCTAAAACATATCCTACTGATTTTAAAGATATAATAGAAGAAAGTTTTGATCAGCAGCCAGTGCTGGTTTATGTTGCTTATATGGTTCTAATGGTTGTTTATCAAGAAATTAATCCTGAATATGGAGAAGATATTATAAACAGTGCAAACCAAGATATTGTTCCAGTAAACAAAGCATTAATTGAAAGTATGGCGGAGTTTATGGCTTCGCGCGCGCTGCCCAGCGTTACCGAGTACTCAGAATATTTAGAGTCTCTTGAAGATGACGAAGAAGAAGAATAACAATTAAATTAAAATGTTGTATAATTATAATATAACAAAGGAGTAATATAATGCCATCAAGAAGTTTTCAAAAAGACGTTTTTAAAAGTTCTGAACGCCTCAAAAGATTAAAATCGCAAAATAATAAAAGATATGTTAACGGTCAATTAGTCACTCCTGGAACAAAAAATTCTAAAGTTCAAGGTGCTGCCGAAATTTTAAGAAAAAAAAGAGTCCTTGCTTCTAAACCTAGCTCGGAGTACATGAACACACATGAAATGGCTACGTCAGTTCTACAAGCAATTGGAATCAGCTCTTTAGATAATACAGACAAAAACTATTCTTTTCCAAAAGGGCAAGACAATACTCTTGGCATTGGAGAAAAGCAATGGGGAGAAGTTAGCACAATTGCTTCCTCTAATACCATGCGCTTAACAGCCGGCGGTTCTGGAAAAAATCTTAGATTTGGCCAATTAAAAAACAAAAAAGTTTCAGCTATAAAAAGTTTTAAAAAATTAGAAAATCCATTTTATAATATTGATGATGCCGGGACATCAAGAAATAAATACATACAACAAGAAACAATCAGAAACAACAAAAAATTAATCAATTTTACAAATATAACTGTAGCGTTGTATGATGAAAACATAGCTAACAGAAGAAGCTTAACTCTAGGACAGTTTAAATAATGACTACCCCCACTATAACAATGATGACGGGCTCCGCAGCTTTTGTGGGTGTGGAAGAAGCTAGTTTTCTTTTTGATGATTCGGATGGCTTTTATTCAGTTTTAAGTAATTTTGAATCAGTAGATGAAAATGGATTTTATAACGATCCAAAAGGAATATTTACATATCTAATTATGGATTCTCAGCTTCTTGACTTATCTTCTCAACAAATGGGTATTCTTTTAGAAATATATCCTTATAGGTGGGGCGGTTTCGATGAGTCGAACACTGATGTAAAACTGCTTGCGTGTGTTTATAATGGATTAACAGACCCGGAAATTACAATGGAACCACATTGGTTTGTAGGTTCAAATTATTCTGTTTCTATAAGCACTTCAGAAATAGGAGGTTTGCAGGAGAAATTTGGTTTTACCACTATCTCTCCCGAAGACCAATTAGAAAGCACAATTAGAACAATGACATCTGAAGTTTATAATTCTTACATTGCTAAAAGAGCATCATTAAAAAAGGGCCCCCGCCCAAAGTTAGTACCAAACAATTTTGCCTTCCTTAAGCCGTTTTCGGTTACGCAATCAAATATTACCGGAAGCAGCGATACAGGCGCTACCACAACTGCTGCAGCAACCACCACAACAACTGTAGGCTCTGGAGGTTATTAGAATGAGTGGAGCTAAAATACACTTTATTAACAGCGGCCTGCTTTCAGGTTCAGATTCTATAAGAGATGAATTGCGCAGTCATTGGCTTATTGATGAATCTTTGGAAGACACTGTTGGCTCATCTTTTTCTAAAATGAATAACAATATTGAATCTGGCCCCGCCCCCAGTTATGGCTATGGTAGAATAGTAAATCAACAAACAATTTACAGTGTTTTAGTAGATAATACACAAATTACTACAGCTAGCGCAAATTCTATTGTCCCAACATTTCAAATGCCAATACGATTAGTGGGTAATTCAGAAAACATTACCGATGATAATAATTGGCTACAAGAAGTAAATAAAGTTTTTTCTTATGCAAAATTTACTGATACAAATTTTGAAATGGAAATACCGTATTCTCCACTTTATATAAAGCAAACTGATTATGCAAATCGTGAAAATTATTTAGTTGCAAATTTTACGTATGATTATAACTTTTATGTAAAAGAATACCAAGATTACACTTCTAATTTTAGTGATATTAAATTAATTCCAAATTATTATTCTTTATTGAGTGGATATTTAGGCTATCAAAATGAGAATGAAGATATGTTAAATTACATATCTTTGGAAAAAACATATCCGATAAAACGTATTTTCAATGATGCTAATACTAGCTATCCTCCGACACATGATATTGATAGAAGCAACATTAATCCTCTTACAAAAGAATATATTGATGAGTTAGAGATTGTTAAATCTTATCTTTCTGGTTCATTTGTCAACACTGAGGTTAGTTCCTCTTCAACTTCGTTTGCTTCCGCGACTAATGGGGTTATGTTTTTTAATAAACATAGTCAAGAAAAGTTGTTCGATAGCTCTTTTAAATATAAACACAAAATGCCGTTTTATACAAAACTGGGCTTACCATATGATATTACAGCGTCTAGAACATTTGGTGATATGATAATTGAATCTGGTTTTGAAAATTTAATGTTAACCCACATCAAAGAAAAATTTATTGATCAACATAGTTCTAATAACGATGAAACTTCATACACAGCGCTGACAACTTTAATTAGTTCTTCTGCAGACACAGTTAGTGAAAAAACAAACTTATCCACCACACGGTTACCAACTATTGATTTATTCTCAGTGATTTTAGAAAAAATAATAGATTCAAATAATAATAGTTTACAAGGTTTTTATATTGCTGGAGATCAAGAGGAATCAAGACAAAAAATAATAAATTTTAATGGTCGTAGCCGCTACGATCATACAGTTCCTTCATTAAAATTGTTAAATAATGTTAATGATTATTTAAATAGTAATTTTCCGCTCAGTCCAGATTTAACAGATCCGTCAATGGAAGAAATTTTAGATTTAGCTGGAACCAACAGGCATAGTGAAATAATAGCTTATAGAATTGAAAAGCTTGCATATCGGGCCGCCCCAAATGTTTTAACTGACGCCGCCGTGTCTGAAGCACCGTTACAAAATTTTTTGATTTTTAATTCTGAAAATTTAATTGATTCAAGCGATACAGGACAAGATTTTGTTTTCTACGATACACAAGTGCAATATGGAAGAGAATATCATTATAATGTTTATGCTTATGTCTTAGTTTTTGGTTATAATTATTCATATGATAATTTAGTTGTTTCTAGACAAATAGCACATGCAACAGGCTCAGATGGTAGTCTAGTTTATTGTTTGGAGTTTTACAACCCAGGTTCTGGAGAAACAGCTAGCCGACTTTCCGCAATATCAGGAATTACTGGAGTCTCAAGATTTGAAAATAATTTATTTACAGATGCACAGGATTCAAGCATTGAGCCATATCTAGCAGATTTTAATTTCAAAGCAGAGCCTGCAATTAAAATAGTAGAGGTGCCTATGTATGCAAAATCCATTACAGTAATGGATCACCCTTTGCAAGGGGTTGATACATATAATTTTCAAAGAATGGATGATTCACAAATAATTGGTTTTTTAGCAAATCTTGAGGCTAGGTCGCCGGCACAATATCCAAAAACGCTAACACCGGAAGAAACTTATTTTAAATCAATTTATTTAAACTCTAATGATTTATTAGAAACAGAAGAAATTGAAAAAACTTGTAAGTCAAAACCAAATGTTGTACAGGTATTCAGAAAAAACAGCAAGCCCAATGCAATTGATAATTTTGATATGTCACATTTTATTTCTGAAAAAAGTTTAAGCACAGATAATTCTAACTATAAATTATCAAATTGCATTTATGAAGAAAAAGTTTTAACAAATAGAAAATATTATTATATTTTACGTTTTGTAAGCGAAAACATAACATACGGCCAGCTATCAAATGTTATAGAAGCTGAGCTTGTTGATGATGGTGGATATCTTTATTCGTTATTTGAAGAATATTCTGATTCTGATTTTGAAGAACAAATTCCATCGGCAATTGCTGAAGAATTTAAAAAAATATTTCACTTAAGGCCGAATGTAGGACAATTGGCCTTTGATGACTCCAGTGTTGATTATACAAACAACGCATATGAAGAAATTCAAAATTTAACAGTTGGGGCTGTGGAAGAAAGTATTTTTAATAAAACATTTAAAATTAGATTGACATCTAAAAAAACAGGTAAAAAAATAGATTTAAACGTTACATATAAATTAAACAACATGTAATTATAAAGGATATTATGGCATTCTTAGACAATTCAGGAACAATAATTTTAGATGCAATTCTGACCGATACGGGCAGAAAACGGATGGCTCAAGGTAATTTTAGAATATCGAAATTTACTTTAGGTGATGATGAAATAGATTATTCTTTAGCTGATATAGACGAAAAAGATTTTTCCAATTTGGAAGATTTATCAACAATAGAGGCCTTAAATTCAAACAACGCGGTTATAAATCACGGATTACAGAATTATACAAGCGATGATATCTTTTATATTCCGGAAATTAAAATCAATGAAGTTTTAAGCCACGCGGTAGTTAAATATCCGACAGAGCCAGAATTTTATTATTTTGCGGCTAATAATGAAACTGCAAAAAAATTAAGATCACAAATAGGGCAAAAGTATTTTTTTGAAAATTACAATTTTGATAGAAAAAAAATAATATTTGAATCAGGTATAGAAAATAAAAGATTACCGAGAGATCAAAAGGCAAGGGAAAGATATATTTTAAACTACAATTTACTGGATAAATATTTTATAATTAACTGTGATAATAGATTTATAGACAGGCTGCTAATAGTCAAAGAGCAATCATCATATTTTGAGAACGACGGAGCAAATAATATATTTGCAAACTTTGAAACTTTACAAGAAGCACCACCAGTTTCATTAGGTAAAATTTTTAAATATTATAATTCATATTTTGCTATAGGTATAGATAATCATGTTTATGACTATGGGACAGCGGATGACAATGCACATTCAGCAATTAACGGCCCCCGCGGCACAGTGTGTGCGATTAATTTAAAATTAATAGAAGAATTAACAATTGAATCAACCGCAACAAGAGATTTTAGATATCAAAAATTTGGAAAAATAAACCAAACTTTGTTTGGAGGCTCGAACAAATTTGACTACATCGACACAATTGTACATATACAAGGAATATCTAGCGCACGTAAGCTTCAAGTGCCAGTTAGAATTTTAAGATATGCAGGTACATAAAACTAACTTTATTCAAATAATAACTATTTATGAAAAGAGAGGATAAATAAATGGCATTTTTAGACAACTCAGGCGACATTATACTTGACGCTGTTTTAACCGATACAGGTCGTGAAAGACTGGCTGATGGTAGATTTAGAATCACTAGATTTGGTCTGGGCGATGATGAGATTAATTACGGTCTTTATGACATAAATCATACATCTGGATCGGCATACTATGATTTGGAAATTATGCAAATTCCAATTTACGAAGCCACAACTTCTATTAATGCAAATATTAATTATGGACTGTTGACTCTTAAAAATAATAACTTACTATATTTGCCGGCGTTAGAGATTAATGAAAAAGCTGAGGTTCTACAGGGAGCCAGCCGATATAAAAATGTTTTCTATGTTTGTGCCAATGCAGAAACTCGCACTCAACTACTTGCAGATAGCGGCGGTACAACGGGGCCCCTGTCTAATAATTTAATTGCAGCAGGGGATTCTGGTGTACCTCAAGCTATTTTTGAATCTGGACTTGCCTCCCCAGACATCGCCGCTACGCAATCAGAAAGAGCATCATATATTATGTCTAACGATTTGTACGACGGCACTTTTGAGGTAGCTGCAGACAGCAAGTTTATTGTTGCTGTTGGTCAGCCTGGGGCCGGCTCAACATTTGCAAATGATAGCACGAATGCTAATGATATTACTATTGGCATAAACTATGTCACCGCTAATGGCGCATCAAGAGATTTAGAAGGATTTAATTCTTACACTATAAGAGGCATACCAAATAGAATATTTGAAAATAGCGGAGGAGATGATAATATATATTCAGCCTTGCAAGGCCCCCGCGGCTCAGCATGCTCCACCAATATTGATATTCGTGGTGAATTAAAAACAACAGTTGCGGGAACACGCTCTCAGCTATATATTGATTATGGTACAGTTGGGGCCTCAGCGCTATCCGTTGGTGGCACCATCGCTTCCTCTACATACGACTATATCGATACTGTTCTTTATATTCAGGGTAATGCAAGCGGCGCTACATTGCAGATTCCTGTAAGAATTATTAGACTAGCAAGCACATAAACATATCTGGAGATTTTAAATGGCTGTAAAAAACTTTGAAGTAATTAAGAGCGACGATGTTACAACAACTAGAACATTGTTGCACGAGGCAATTCCACTAACAGGAACAATACTTAGTGGAACATATGAAGACGAAAATATTAAAAACTTTACCCACGGAATGTTCCAGTCGGTATATGATTATCCATATTTAAGTTCTTCTTCGAACCACATATTTGATATAACTGCTTGTTATGCAGCTAGTAGCTCGTATTCGGCTTCAGGCAATACCCAAAACGCTAAAAAAATAAATCAGTATACTTTATTTGCTCAAACGTTGCTGGGGTATACTGGCTCGTTAGTAGAGCCCTCTAAGCAAGTTAGACTTTTTGAAAATGATTTAACGCTTGATCTTTCCATGCCGGGTCAAATGAAAGAAGTGTTTATTTTAAGCTTTTCTCGTTTATTGGTAAAAGATCAAATTAAAAAAGGCTCCTTTAGTATGGTTATTGGTACCGGCTCTTGGGGAACAGCAGACTCTAGTCCCTTCCTTACTGAAAAATCTTATACTCTTTCGGATGCATCCTCATCCGCAGATGGCACCGGGGTAGCAAGTGTTCTTGGTGGGGACATGGGCTTATTATATTCTAATAATACTAATGCGGTTAGCGGCGCAATTTTCTATCAAGCGGGAATTGTTGTTTTAAGTGCCTCTTGTTTTCATGATGAAAATGGAACTCCAATTGTCCAGTTTAACCGTGATGGTGATACTATAGGTTATCAGACTCCACTAATGGCATTAACAGGCGCATCTATTTCAGGATCGTGTGATGCAGTTAGACGACGAATTAGCAATATTTCATTCAACAATACCACAGAAATTAACTCAAAGATTTATTTCTGCCGTGTTCCGCACAATAAATACAATTACAGTTCTAATCCGACTTACTTAAGTGGAAGCAAAATTAGAGTAAAAAATACACCTTCTGATCAGCCGGTTTCGTATATCACAACCGTAGGATTGTATAATGATGCGCAAGAGTTATTAGCTGTTGCTAAGTTGTCAGAGCCGATTAGGAAAGACCCAACAAACGATATTACAATTCGAGTTCGTCTGGATTATTAAAAATGTCTTTCAGAAAGTTTGGAGAAAAAGATGTTTTCACCAACACGATGAGAGCATACCCTAGTAATGAATTTGTTATATTCGATTCAAAAGTGTTCTGGAACAGTATTCCAGAACAATCCGGTGCAAGGAATGGCGAAGTTAGGAACGTGCCTCCAGGCTTTATAAGCCTTTATGAATATAATATTGACAGGCCTTTAGTAAATACTGGTAGAACAATTGGCACCGGAAGCATTAGCGATCAGGGAAGAATTTTTCCTTGGATATCTAAGCACACAGCCGGCTCTAGTTTTAAAACAGTGGGCCTAGTTTCTTATCAAAATGAATTTAAATGGGGAAATATTCTTAGTAGTTCATATCCATTATCTGCTTCTATCACAAGAGAATATATAACAGTTCCATATGCTTCTACTGCATCAATGAATAGACATTATGTATCTTTAAAAAATCGTTTAAATTTTTATGGAGCTAAAAGTCTACATTATAAGGTTACATCTTCGTATGGTAACAAAGATACACAAACTCTTAACTTAATTTCTATTCCCAGCATATTTTTTGGCTCACAAATAAAACCAGGAAGCTTGTCTTTAAGGTGGTATTTTAGCGGCTCACTTATTGGTGAATTACAAGATATTAGACAAAATGGTGAACTTATACAAACCGGCCCTGTTGGAAGCACAGGTAGTGGCTCTGTTGGAGGAGTAGCGCTGTACGATGAGGGATTTATTTTACTAACTGGCTCGTGGAATCTTAACACTGAAAGTATCCACTTGGTTACCGGTGCCTCGACAGATAATCCAAAGTGGATTTATTTTGCTGCCGGCGCCAACGACGATGTTTCAACTAGCACCGCTGGAACAACTTATTCTTCTGCTTCTTTTGCTTTATCTTTTAAAGGTACCACCGAAACACAAACTATGACAATGTTTGCACATGCAAAAAAAGGTGAAGTAAATTATTCCAATAACCCCACATTTATAAAACATGGCCAGACCCGTACATATATAACATCCTCGCATGTTTTTGAAGAGCCAGATAACCTGGAAATTAAAAACTTTGTAAGCTCCGCTTTTGATGATTACGAAGTAAATTTCAAAAGACAAGTTTATATTTCTAGAGTCGGTGTTTACGATAAAAATAAAAATTTAATCGGTATTGCTACACTATCAAGCCCTGTACTTAAAGAAAGCACAGAAGATTATACATTTAAATTAAAACTCGACATATAGTATAATAATATAATGATACTCGGCATAGATGTCTCGACAAGCATAACCGGTTTTGCTATTGTTGCAGAAGGCGAAATTGTTTTTTATGATTCAGTCGATTTACGAAAATATAAAAACTTGTTTGAGAAAGCGGAAAGAATAAAAGAAGCCATCTTTGCTATCTTTGACAATTATCAGTTTTGTCGAGAAGATGATCACTGGATGGAATCAGAATCAGATCATCCAATTTCACACATTTATATTGAACAATCTCTTCATATGTTTATGGGCGGAAAATCATCAGCTAAAACTCTTTCTACGCTTACACGGTTTAACGGAATTGTTTCGTGGCTTGTCTATGATATGTTTCAAATGGAGCCCAAGTTTATCGGTGCCACCTCTGCGCGTAAGCATGCCGGCATTAAAGTTCCGAGAGGACAAAAAGCAAAACAAGTTGTTTTGCAATATTTACTTGACAACGAGCCTGCTTTCAAGATAGAATACACAAAGCACGGAAATCCGAAACCTGAATCGTATGATCGTGCGGACGCAATTGTTATAGCAAAAGCAGGGTGGGCGATTGAACAAAGTAGCAGCGAAAAAAATATTAAATGAAGTTTTAGGGCGGGGTCGAGATCATGGTTCGGAAATTCTTTTCAAATGCCCGAAGTGCAATCACCACAAATCTAAACTTTCTGTTAACGTGTCTAAAAATGTATTTAAGTGTTGGATTTGTGATTATAGGGGCCGCTCTATTAGGCGTCTTATTAGGTCTTTTGGTTCCTATACTCAATTACAAAAATGGGACGCGATATTCGGTAGGCAAGATCTGGAAAGATTTGATGATCTCTTTGCTGAGAGAGGCGTGGAGAGAAACGATCAGACAATCGATCTACCGGAAGAATTCATAAGTCTTTGCCATGACAACATACCAAAGACTGGTTTGTACGCCCGTAACTATTTAAAATCTCGCGGCCTTTCTGATATAGATATTCTAAAGTGGAAGATTGGATATTGCTTCAGCGGAGAATATCGCAACAGAATTGTTGTGCCTTCTTTCAATGATGACGGAAATGTTAGTTATTTTGTAGCAAGAAGTTATAATGGTGATACTTACAAATACAAGAATCCACGTGCCTCCAAAAACATCGTGTTTAACGAATTGTATGTTAATTGGAACGAAGACCTGATTCTTGTAGAGGGGGTATTCGATGCAATCAACGCAGGAAATTCTGTCCCAATATTGGGTTCGACGCTACGCACAGATTCTTCGCTCATCAAGAAAATTGTTTACAACGACACACCAGTCTACGTCGCACTTGATCCTGATGCAGCAGAAAAAGAACGAAAAGTAATCAAAACTTTATTGAAGTATGATGTGGAGCTATACAAGATAGATGTGAGCGGATATGAAGATGTGGGCTCTATGTCAAAAGATGTATTTGAGGAAAGAAAACAAAACGCCGCCTTTATCGACAGAGACAACTATTTATTGTTAGATTTACTGTCGGCATTATAGGAGACCGTTATGCCTTTGAGAAAAAATAAAAAATTTATTGACCCTCGCTATTTTATGGACGAGAAGTTGGAAACGATATGCGAAAGTCAGTGGCAAGATAACATTGATAGTTATGAAAACGAAAAATATATCCTTAGAGTTATAGGCATACCCATTATTGTAAGCCCTCGTTTTTCCGCCATTAATATGAAAGAGTGGTTGGATGATCAGTGGAGCGCTCATGAGGATAAATCAGAATTACAAAAGTGGATCGCCGCTCTATCTGACGAGTATTATCTCACACTGGTAGAAGATAGAAATCGCGAGAACTTTATGGGTTCTGCACGTGGTTTTGAACGAGAGAGCGGCATGGATGGAATTAGAAAAGGAATTAAAGATTGGATACTAAGTGTAAGCCCCCAAGGAGAAATGTATTAATGCCCAGAAGAAAAAACACAAAATTTATTGATCCTCGTTACTTTTTGAATGAGAAGGTTGGGCGCCTCGATGAGTTTCAAGATGATCCTATGGCACGGGAAGCCCTCGTCGATGTAGAGGCCAGTGAACGCTCTAATCCTGAAGGTCTTAAGGGCGCCTCAAAAACGTTTAATCAGATGTTTGCACCGCAGTATAATAAACTTAGAGATTTACTTGTAAGTCGCGAAGGAATAGAAAAGTTTCTTCGTGGATATAAAAAGATGTTAAGCTACATGAGCACAACACAGCAGCGCCCTCATCAAGCTCAAATAAGCCCAAAAGATCTTGCATTGTGGATGCAAGATGATCCAAAAACATTAAAGCTTCTAGGTCTTTAACTATAATGAAAATCACTAAAAAGCTATTAAAAGAAATAATTAGACAAGAATGCAATATGCTTCTTTGCGAAGGAGCAATTGCAGATGTTTTAATACCTGCAATAAAAAAATTCAACGACAAAATAGACTCCGATAAAAATTCACCTAACTATGCTATTTCGAAACAAGCTTTTATTATTATGTATGACCATCTTCGTGGGAAAATTTCAACACAGCAAGCCATACAAAGTATTTCAAAGATAGGCACTACGGGCACATACAATAAGTTATTAAAAGGCGCCCTTGATAGTTTTATTGAATTTAGGAATGACTATGACAAAGGAAAATTTAATTCACAAGCTATCAATACTGTGTCAACGAACTTAAATATGGCTACTAAAAATTATGATAATGTAAAAGCTTTAAATCAAAAACGAAATGTTTATACTGACGATACTATTGATTTTGAACCGGCTGAATTAGCAGGCGCAACACGCGTAAGGTGATTTTTACTTATGTTAAGAAAACTCTCACGATATCTTTATAAAAAAGGCATAAGCGATTTAGAGCTTTTAAAGATTATCGGGATTGTTTTAATGTCAGCAACATTTGTAGGCGTCATGCTTTATGGAGCAATAGGGGCGCTCGTTCTATAAAAAAGCCTTGACAACAGATCCCGCATAGGGTATTATAATACTAACGGCATAACTACGTCTGGAGGGAACTTGAAGTTTGCACATATAAGCGATACTCATATCAAAAATTTGAAGTATCATTACGAGTATAGAATTGTTTTTGAGCAATTATACGAATTATTACGAGAACAAAAAGTCGATTATATTGTTCACTGCGGAGACATTGCGCACACCAAAACACAAATCTCGCCAGAGTTTGTGGAGATGTGCTCCGACTTCTTCCGGAACTTAGCGGCCATTGCACCCACATATATTATCTTGGGCAATCACGACGGCAATCTAAAGAATAGTAGCCGCCAGGACGCACTCACGCCGATTGTAGATGCTTTAGATTTGCAGCATCTCCACTTACTAAAAAACTCTGGTGAAACACACTTAGATGATATGTTTTGTTTGAACGTGCTTTCTGTATTTGATCGAGAGCGTTGGATTAAGCCAAGTAATCCAGATAAGATTAACATCGCACTTTACCATGGCTCAATTAGCAACTGTAAAACAGATGTCGGTTGGACGATGGTAAATGGCGAAGATACAATCACCATCTTTGACGATCATGACTTTTCAATGCTTGGCGACATTCACAGGCGTCAGTTTTTAGACGAAGAAGGTCGTGTGTGGTACGCAGGTTCCACCGTCCAGCAAAATCATGGCGAGACTAACGACAAGGGTATTCTTATATGGGATATTAGATCAAAAAATGATTGGGATATTGAACCAATTGTATTTAAAAATCCTAAGCCGTTTTTTACAATTCCTCTTACATTGAAAGGAAGGATGCCGCGCAAACTTGACGTGCCTGCGGGAGCAAGACTTCGCCTTGTTAGTAATAACAACCTACCACTTGATGTCATGCGCAGAGCAATGGATATTGCTAAACACAGGTTCAAGCCAGAAAGCATTTCATTTTTAAACCGTGCCAGCGGTCAACGCGGAAATGTGGAGGATATCACTAACGGGCTAAAGACAGAGAATCTTCGAGATCCAAAGATTCAAGAGGAGCTTATGGATGAGTACCTTAAAGACTATCAGGTGCCTTCTGATACTATGGAAAAAGTTTATGACCTTAATCGTACTTACAATAAAATTATTGAAGAGAAAGAGGAAATAGCGCGCAATGTAAATTGGAAACTTAAGTCGTTTGAATTTGATAATTTGTTTAATTATGGAGAAGATAACGCTGTTAATTTTGATAGGCTTAATGGTATTGTTGGCATCTTCGGAAAGAATTTCAGCGGAAAAAGTTCTATTATTGATGCTGCTCTGTATACTCTCTTTAATACTACTTCTAAAAACGAACGAAAAAACCTCAATGTTATTAATCAAAATAGAGATTTAGGCAGAGGAAAACTTACAATTGAGGCCAACAATGCCACCTATACTATCGAGCGCGAATCTGTAAAGTATGTTAAGCGACTAAAGGGTGTCGAGACGCAAGAAGCAAAGACTGATTTAAACTTTGAAAAGAGAGACCACATCACTGATGAAATAACTTCTCTTAATGGTACAACTCGCAACGAGACAGATGCAAACATTCGCAAGCACTTTGGAACAATTGATGATTTTATGGTTTCGTCACTAGCGTCTCAACACGGTGCACTTGCGTTCATTGATGAGGGCTCCACTAGACGTAAAGAAATCATTGCTAAGTTTTTAGATCTTGAGGTATTTGAGAAGAAGTTTAGGATGGCAAAGGAAGACTCGGTTGAAGCTAAGGTAATACTGAAGAAACATCAAGATAGAAATTATGATGACGAGATTGATGGGGCGAACGAAATACTTGAAGATCGTCGGAACAGCGTTAAGGCCAATAAATATTTCTGTACAGAGCTGAGAGGAGAGTTGACAGGGCTACAGGATAGTCTCGGGGCACTAGAAGCACAAATTTCTGCTATTCCCAACGAGCTTATTGATATTGCCAAGCTTCGTAAAGAATATAAGGGCAAAACTAAAAAAGCCGCAACTTTGATGCAGCAAATTAAAGAGCAGTCAATAGAGATTGAAAGAAAAAAGCGTGTACTTAATAATTGCAGAGGCAAGATTGATCATGTAAATGTAGCTAAACTTATGAAGCTTCAACGTGAAATTGAAAACCTTAACGAAAAAGAAAAGAAACTTAATGAAGAGCTGGCTGAAATTGCTAAAAAAGAAGCGCTTCTTCATGACCATGAATATGATCCAGATTGTAAATTTTGCTCTGACAATAAGTTTGTTAGAGAAGCTAATCTTGCGGTAGCAAGTAAAGAAGTGGTTCAATACGAGCTACAAAACACAGTGGTTGATTTGACAGCGTTAAATCCCTCAGATGTATTCACCCAACTAATGGAACACACACGCATATCTGGTATGATCACCAAGCTTGAAACAGAAATTACGCAGCTTGATTTAGAGCGCGAACGCAATAAAACTGTTAAATCAAAAATCGAGCTAGCTCTTAAAGATATTTCGTCAAAAATTACGGAGTATGAAGATAACAAAGAGGCTATCGAGAATCTTGAGAAACTGTTAAGTGAAAAGCGAGAATTAGAGCAAAGCATCAAGAGCAAGAATAAGAAGATTGCATCTTGCGAAGAAGAGACACTTGACCTCGTTAAACTTGTGGGATCCTACGAACAACGTGTAGAAACACTGCGAGATCAAAAGCAAGAGTATCATGATCTCAGATCATCGTTCGCAGCATACGATTTGTTTATGCGATGTATGCACCCGAACGGAATCGCTTACGATGTCATTAAGAAGAAGATTCCGGTAATCAATCAAGAGATTGCGAAGGTTCTCGCTAATATTGTGGAGTTTGAGATTTTCTTTGAAAGTTCTGGTAATAAATTTGACATCTTTATTAAGCATCCAGAGTATGATGAGCGCCCGATTGAAATGGCGTCAGGCGCAGAAAAAACGATGGCTGCGATGGCTATTCGGTTATCGTTATTATCTGTGTCGTCACTGCCCAAGGGTGATCTATTTATTCTTGACGAGCCGGGCACAGCATTAGATGAAGAAAATATGGAGGGATTTATTCGAATCTTGGAACTAATTAAAGTGTATTTTAAGAACGTTTTGCTTATCTCACACCTTGATTCGCTCAAAGACTGCGTTGATATGCAAATTGTTATAGACAAAAAACATGGATACGCAAGGGTTAATCAATAGGAGATTCAAAATGAAAATAACCAAAACGCAACTTAAACAGATTATTAAAGAAGAGATTGAGGCAGTTCTTGAACAAGAAATGCGCCCACTTGATGCTAAGTTTGAACCGCTTGTAGCGCAAGCACAAGACATGCTTGATCAAGGCAAACCAAAAAGTCAAGTAAAAATGAAGCTGTTGCAACTTCTTACACTTAGTGGTGGTGATTATAATGCTGGACCTGAATCTCATGCGGTGTTGGGAGCTATTACCGATAGAGTACCAGGACTTAAAAAATAAAAAACCCTGCTAAAAGCTTCAAGGTAAACCAAAAGGAGATTACAAAATGAAAATTACCAAAACGCAACTTAAGCAATTAATTAAAGAAGAAGTAGCCAAGACACTAGATGAAATCGGGGGCCCCATGACACCGGATATGGCTCGCGACGATAATTTGTTGGCGTTTGAAAAACCTAATGTAACCAATTTAAGGGTTAATCCATATGGAAGCGCAGAGGGCGGCGAAGGTTATGAATTTATAATGAATGTTGCTGGTGTTGGCATGATTAGTGGACAACTGAACGCCCAATCTTTAGAAAGATTACAAAAATCTAAGGGAGGCTATCAAAGCAACATTATGGGAACGTCAGTATCGGATGAATAAAAGACGTCTAAAATGAAAATATCTTAAGGAAACAATAATGTCAGGCGATAACGATAACAATGAATTTGATTTTCTGCCTCCCGCAGAACCACCACCCTCTTTTAATCAGGAGAAAGACAGCTATCACGAAGAAGTCGCAGCAGAGGACTTTGGAATGGTTGAGGACTTTGGATTACAGATGGAATACTCTGATGAAGATCTCCTCCCAGAAAACACTGCTCCTTCTTCAGTAAACATTGGCTTTGTTGGTGTCGGTGGGGGCGGAAACAAGATGGCTAATGCTTTTTTGGAGCTTGGCTTTAATAAGACGCTGCTTGTAAACTCTACAGGCAAAGATATTCCGAAGAATGTGGAAGAAGATCACGTTGTTCTTATTCCTGATTCTGATGGCATCGGAAAGAATGTGGATTATGGTAAGGAAGTTTTCTCCACCAATGGTGCAATTGTAGAAGATGCATTGCGTATTAAGCTTGGAAAAGTTGACTGGCTAATCGTTCTTGCTGGTGGGGGCGGCGGCACTGGAAGTTCAGTGACTGCTCTTCATCCTGTGTTTGAGCGCTATATGAAATCAGTACAGTCTTCTGGAAAAGTGCTTTATGTTGTTTCTTGGCCCACTGCACAAGAAAACCTTAATCCTACAATTGCTCGTAATGCGTTAACGCTGGCAAACGATGTTGGTAAGTATCCGCACATTATTTTAGACAATGAACGCGCTACGCGCCTGCTCCGCGGCAGAATTGGTATGTTAGGTATGTATCCTGTTGCTAACACACAGTTTGCTAAGTCATTTGCTCAAGTGCTAAAGCTCTCCACAGAGGATTCGCCAATCCAATCTTTTGATAGTAAAGATCTGGAAACATGTTTGAGCAATAATGGAAGAGCCTTTCTCGGCTCAACCATGATAAAAGATCCAAACACTGGAAAGCTTGGATCGGTAATTCTTCACAACTGTATGAATCGCTCTGCATGCCCGCCACCTAAAGGTAAAGCTGCCGCAGGTTCGTTAATCTTAGTGGCGTCTGAAGAAATGGTGGCAGACCCAAGAGTCAGTAAAAACATCGAGTCAGCAATCGCTTATGTCGGCGGTCGGTGCGAGACACTATTTTCTGGCGTTTACGTGCGCAAGAATGTGCCTGGATTGATTGCGATACTAAGTATGAATGGATTGGCGACATAAGGAATAGTGAAATGAAAATCACAAAATCACAACTTAAACAGATTATTAAAGAAGAGATCTCAAAGGTATTGAATGAGGATGAGCAAAAAAACTTACAAATGAACAAATTAGTAAGTGCTTTGAAGAATACTAGACTCAGGCCAGAACAAGTTGATGGAGCAGAACTCGAAACTCTTATGGCCAAAACGAATGCCGCGGCTAAGGGCTTCAGCCGTGTAGACTTCTACAATGCTGCTTTGATGGCTGGAATTATAGACGACGATGACTACCTTGCTAGCAGCTTTCTTGATCCGAGCGACAGCATCGGCGCCGAACGCAAACGTCGTTTTCAAGGTGAAGAGCTTCTTAAAAAACAATTTGAAGCTACAACTGGTCGTAAATTTGATAACTTTATGTACGCATATCACATCTTCGGCGATGAAGAAGCAATTTCGGCGAAAACGTCTAGCGCAGTGCATGGTCATGAATTTTTGAAACGCGGCCGTATCGACAAGCTTTCAAGAAAAGATAAAGATTTATACAGAAGTCTTCGCAATCCAATATTAATTGTTCGCGATAGTGAAGTTACCCAAATCCCAGATGATATTTATGTTCAGGGCGTGCTATTACCCGACGAAGATGACTACAAAGACAAAGTTGAGGTAATGGACTTAGATAAAATAATTGATGACGCCATAGAAGGAATCTTAAAATGAAAATCACAAAATCCCAACTTAAACAGATTATTAAGGAAGAGCTTGAATTGGTCATGGAGTCACGAGAGTTGGACGAAGGCCTTGAAAATATCACACCAGAAAACTTAAAAATAGTTGCTGATGCGGCACAAGCACTTGTGACCCAGCCGGAAGTCTTAGCTATGATCGCAGGAACAGCCGGCGTTACTGTAGTTAAACAGCTAGCAGATTTTTTTAAAGGCAAAAAGCCTCCAGAGGAAAATCTACAATGAAGCCAGATATGTGGAAAATATTTACAATTGTATTGGGGGCAGTTATTATGCCTCTTGCTGGTTGGGTATGGTCAGTGAATGTAGAAGTATCTCAATTAAGAAATGATATGGGAGATTTAGAGCGACAGGTGGCAGAACTTGAAGAGCAAGTTGATGAGCAAGAAGAAGCAACGAGAACTTTAATTAGAGTAGAAAGCGACTTAGCTCACGTTAGAAGCATACTTGATAGAATTGAGGACATAGTAACACGATGAAAATTATTCTTGCTAGTTTTTTGCTTGCTGCTATTACGTTGCCGATTGACGTAGATAGGTTAAAGTCAGATTTATCTGACATGGAGCGGGATGCTTTAGCACTAGAATTATATTTACAAGACAGGCAAGATTATGAAGATTACTGCCCACATATCAGTTGGGCACAACCTCCATTAAGCACTTATAAAGAAACATTGGTTTCACATTTACCAGAAGGATGCAAATAATGAAAATTACAAAAACACAACTTAAGCAGATTATCAAAGAGGAGATTGAAAATTGTAATTTATTTGAAGTTAAATTACAAAAAGAAAGTGAAGTTGATAGATTGTTGACTTATATCCATAAACATTTTAGAACCACTATTGATCACCCTCTTGAGCAGGCAGAGTTAATTTACAAATTGGTTGATAAATATTATGCAAGTATTCCTGGTCCAGAACAATCTGCAATTTTAAGCTTGGCGCGCGATTTAAAACATCAAACTGATGATGCCGCCATGCAAGATTTTGAACTTGAAGAAGAGCCAGAAGCAGAATCTCAAGAACAATGAAAATCACAAAAACACAACTTAAGCAGATTATAAAAGAAGAGCTTGATGAAATCAGGGCCAGCGGCCTTGGAACTTTTGGCGTTGAATACCCTGATCTTACTGCAGATCTTGGTCCCGGCGGTGAAACACAATTAAAAGATGCGGTTAAACAATTAGGACAAATAATTTTGGAACTTAGAAATTTGCATGATAGCTTGCCAAACGACAGGAGAGTCCAGTTTCAGAAAAAAATGATAGAGAACGTTATTGTTCTTAATTCACAACTTGATGCGGAAAGAGCAGAAAAAGAACATAGAAATGTAAGCTATGGTGAAGAAGCATTAGAAGAAAGAGAGCTTACAAAGAAAGAAAAAAAACAAAAAGAAAAAGTTGTAAAAGGCATGAAGAGATCTAAAAAAGATTTTAAAAAAAGATATGGCGCTGATGCCGAGTCAGTGATGTATGCAACAGCCACAAAGATGGCAAAAAACAAAAAGGAATAAAACAATGCAACAGTATGTACAGGGAAAATTAGATAGATTAGTTGAGAAAGCAATTTCTCGTAAGTTTATGGTATGGCTAACAGCTACTGGGCTGTTTGCTTTTTATAATTTAGCATCCAGCGATTGGGTTATGATCTCGGCTATTTATATCGGTGGTCAAGCTGTAATTGATGGTATTGCTAGAATGAAAGGTGTTTGATGATTAAAGTTGACTGGCTTAAAGTTCTTGGTTTTGCAAAGAAAAACTGGAAAGAAATAACAATTATTGTTCTTTTACTTGCAGTTATTGGAAAAATGCGTTATGATTATAAACAACTTGAGAACACATATCAAGTCAGTCAACAATCTCTTCAAAATCAAATTGATGGCTTACAAGAAATACATGCAGAAGAATTAGAAAGAAAAGAACACGCATTGCAACAGTATCGTGATGCATTAGAATTATTGGAGAGGGAGTATGAGAAAGAAAGAGGTCAGATTGAGATTGTGGTTGAAGAGCGAATTGTGGAAATTGAAACAACGATCGACAACCGCAGACAATTCACAGAAAACAGAGAAGAACTCGCAGAACAAATAACAGATACATTTGGGTTTCAGTATGTTCCTTAAAGCATTATTATTTTCTATGGTAGCTCATGCCGAGCCGCCACAATTTACTATTCTTGGAGAAAATGAGCCAGCACCCTTTGAGGGTGTTTTGTTTAACAAGCGAGGTATCGCTGAGCTGTTGGTATTACCTATGGACTATAGATTAAATTGTGATTTAGAAGTTGAATATCAACTTGATATACAAGCCACAGAGTTTCATCTTGAGCGTCAAAACTTTCAAATTCGATTGGATGCGTTGAGATCAGAATATGATTTGCGTATTGAGCAAAAGGATATTGAAATAGCCGCTTTGCAAGAGGCAACACTTAAACAATCGCCAAATAATAGACTATGGTGGTTTGCTGGTGGCATTGCAGCAGGAGTCGTCACTACATATGGCGCCTATAGAGTGTTTAATGAGTGAAGATCCAAACAAGATTGCTGCGATAGAAAAAGCTATTACTGAAAAGTATGGCAAAGAAACTGTTCAAAATCCAAAGGGGAACTGGAATGATGACAAGGAGAAAGAGTATCTTGAGCAATCTAAACAGTTTTATAAGAAACAGTATAAAAAGAAAGAGTGGCAAGAAAAAGTAGATGTTAATGGGATTAAGATTTCAAAAAAACTACTTAATAGAGAATCTTTGAAATGTTGTCCTGTCTGCGGAAGTTTTCCAAAGAAATCTATGGATGACGTTTGTATCGTCAAATTTGATTGTTGCAGTCGCTGCTATATTCAATATGTCGAACACAGAGAAGAGAGATGGCTAAAAGGATGGAGACCTAAAAATGGCAACAGTATATGAAATCGTTCAAGGATTATCACAAGCAGCAGCAAATGCTTATGACGGCGCACTAACAGAAGATGGCGAAGCTATTAAAGCAGGCCTTCAGCGAGAGGAGGGTCGTCCTCTTTTAGACAAAAGAGTTATGGACGGATTTAACGTTAAGTTTTTTGGAAATATGATGTGTCTTTCCTATCATTCAGAGGTCCAGCTTAAAGAAGTTTATAGGGCTGGCTTTGAAAGTGATATTGAACAAAGACTATCAGATATTAAAAACTGGCTGACAAAAGAATATAAGAAAGTTACCGGAAACTCAGTGACACTAACAGAGGAGGGCGAGGTCGATGTTCGGGTTGAAAACTCATCTCGGGTTCGCTCTTGGGTTATGGCTAAAAAGCACTATGTAGTTGGCGGATTAGATAAAGAAATGCAAAACGACAGCCCATCTGAGGAGCGGTTGGAGAATAATTGGAGATCGTTTCTTGAGCAGGGTGGCTGGAACGGAACCGGAGGCGATCGTCCTGATAATGACACAAGGAAAAAAGAGTAATGAAAATCACTCTTGAAAGATTACGCGAGATTATAACTGAGGAAGTAATTAAAGAGGCAGTCGACCCAGAGGACGCACAACGCACTATCGTCGCATTATTACAGGGCACTGCCCAAAATGTAACCGGCGATATTATGGGCGCTGTGTATGACGAAATGTATGCTTCTGATGTGGCAGAGCCAGAAGAGCCAGAAATGAGAAAATCAATCAGAAGCCCTGGCCAAGAAGAAGCTGAAGATGTCCCGGCGGACCTTCCAAGGCAGGGAAAAATTCGAAGCCTGGAAGAGAGTATTGAGATTGAAATAATAGATGATTAATGAGTTTCCAACTATCAAAACAAGAAAAAGTAAAAGAGATACTTAAGTGTGGAAAAGACCCCTCCTACTTTCTTAACAACTATGCAAGAATATCACACCCATTACATGGACTTATTCTTTTTAACACTTTTGACTTCCAAGATGAACTTCTTAAAGATTTTAATGATTACCGTTTTAATATTATTCTAAAAGCTCGTCAGTTAGGCATTTCAACAATTACTGCTGGCTATATTGTATGGATGATGCTGTTCCATCGTGATAAAGCTATTCTTGTCATGGCAACAAAGTTTGCGACAGCAGGAAACTTAGTTAAAAAAGTTAAAAACATTATGCGCAATGTGCCCGATTGGTTAAAAATTGCACAGATTAGCGTTGACAATAGAACTTCTTTTGAGCTTTCTAACGGTTCTTCAATTAAAGCAGCGTCTACCTCTGGCGATGCGGGTCGTTCTGAAGCGTTGTCATTGCTTGTTCTTGATGAGGCTGCGCACATTGAAGGTTTAGAGGAATTATGGACCGGTCTATACCCCACGTTGTCAACAGGTGGTCGCTGTATTGCCCTATCTACACCTAATGGAGTAGGAAATTGGTTTCATAAAACTTGCACAGATTCTGAGGCCGGCACTAATAATTTTAATTTAACCACTTTGCCGTGGGAAGTGCACCCAGATAGAGATCAAGAATGGTATAAAAAAGAAACCAAGAATATGTCAAAACGACAAATCGCCCAAGAGCTTGAGTGCAATTTCAACACATCTGGCGAGACAGTTATTGATCCTGATTGCATGCAGTGGATGCTGTCTACAGTTAAGGAGCCAAAATATCGCACCGGCTTTGATCGAAACTTTTGGATTTTTGAAGAATTCGATCCTGCCAGCAGCTATTTATTGGTTGCTGATGTTTCACGAGGCGACGGCGCCGATTTTTCTACATTTCATATTATTAAACTTGAAACGTTAGAAATTATAGGAGAATATCAAGGCAAGCCAACAATTGATATGTTTGCCAACATGCTTAATAGCGTAGGTAGGGAGTTTGGAAATTGTATGGTTGTGGTTGAAAACAATAACATAGGATATTCCGTGCTAGATAAGCTGATAAACGAATATCAATATCCAAATGTTTATCATTCTATTAAGTCAACACACGAATATATTGAACAACACCAGGCTGAAATTCGCTCATCGGCAGTTTCCGGTTTTACAACATCAATGAAGACGCGCCCGCTCATCATAGCTAAATTAGAGGAGTTTATCAGAAATAAACTAATTACCATATACTCTTCTCGCACAGTCAACGAGATGAAAACTTTTATTTGGAGGAATGGTCGACCTGAAGCAATGAAAGGCTATAATGATGATTTAATCATGGCCCTCGCAATAGCGTGCTGGGTGAGAGACACAGCATTGCAGGCGAATGCCCGAGATTTAAATTATCAAAAAGCTTTTGTTAATTCAATTATTACCACTAAAACAACGATGAATACAAGAATTAGCGGCCAAGAAGGGTACAAAAAAAATGATATTTTTGATAAAATGAGCGAAGCAGAAAAATTATACAATCAATATAAATGGATTATAAAGTGAGAAGATAAATGGCGCCAAGAAACCAAAATAAACAAGGTAGAAACCCAGCTAACAAACAATCTGAATTATTTAAAAGATTAACAAGATTATTTTCGGGTCCGATTATTAACTATAGATCCCAGTCGGGTCGCAGAATTCGCAGGCAGCATTTAGACAAATTCTCGTCAAGATTTAAATCAGCTTCCGGTCAGCAGTTTAAAAAATCTCTTTATAACCCTCTTGATAAAGTAGCTGCAAATGCAATTGGCAACCAGCGTAGATCTGAACGTTATGTTGATTTTGATCAAATGGAGTACATGCCAGAAATTGCATCGACAATGGATATATATGCGGACGAAATGACAACGTATTCAGAACTTCGCCCAATGATAAACATTAAATGTCCAAATGAAGAAATTAAAGCAGTGCTTGGGATTCTATATGAACAAATTTTAAATGTTCAATATAATCTTTTTGGCTGGGCCCGAACCATGTGCAAGTATGGAGATTTCTTTTTGTATTTAGATATTGATGAAAAATTTGGTGTTCAATCTGCGATATCTTTGCCGATTCAAGAAATTGAAAGACTTGAAGGAATGGACTCAACCAATCCAAATTATATTCAATATCAATGGAATAGTGCTGGTATGACTTTTGAAAATTGGCAGATTGCACACTTTCGAATTTTAGGAAATGATAAATATACTCCATACGGAACATCTATTTTGGAGCCGGCCCGTCGTATTTGGAGGCAACTGACTTTAATGGAAGATGCGATGATGGCTTACCGTGTAATTAGATCATCAGAAAGAAGAGTCTTTAAAATCGATGTTGGTTCTGTTCCCCCCAATGACGTAGAACAGTATATGGAAAAAATCGTAACAAACCTCAAAAGGCACTCTGTGGTTGATCAGACAACTGGTCGTATTGATTTACGATACAATCCTATGTCCATCGAAGAAGATTACTTTATCCCAGTGCGCCCAGGTTCTGCTACTGATATTCAAAATCTGGCAGGTGGCCAGAATACAACGTCGATTGATGATATCAAGTACCTTCGCGATAAACTTTTTTCCGCCTTGAAAATTCCCCAGGCCTACCTTGCGATGGGTGAAGGTGCTGCGGAAGATAAAACAACATTGGCACAAAAAGATATTCGTTTTGCTAGAACAATTCAAAGGCTACAAAGAGTTATTATATCTGAATTAGAAAAAATTGGCATTATACACTTATATACATTAGGATTCAGAGGAGATGATTTACTGGCATTTAGTTTATCTTTGAATAATCCATCTAAAATTGCTGAATTACAAGAAATTGAACATTGGAAGTCTAAGTTTGACATCGCGGCTTCGGCTACAGAAGGTTATTTTTCTCGTCGGTGGGTTTCTGAAAAAATCTTTGGTATGTCGCATGAACAATTTATACGCAATCAACGCGAGATGTATTATGATCGCAAGCATGACGCATCGCTAACTGCAGTTGCTGAGGCAGCAGCAGCTGGTGAAGGCATGGGCGGCATGGGCGGCGATTTAGGCGGCGATTTAGGCGGTGATTTAGGTGGCGATCTAGGAGGCGATTTGGGTGCTGGCCCAGAAGAGATGCCTGCCGGCGCCGCCGGCGCAGCAGCGCCCGGCCCAGAAAGCCCAGAAGGCGCCCCACCATCTCCAGAAGAAGGAGATCTTTTAGCAATTCCTCCTGGCTCAAGAGACTCACCTAGGTTAAGACCCCGAGCGCATGGTGGAAAGAGAAGTAAGGGTGTTAAGATGTATAACCCTGTTAATCCTAGAACCGATGGTAGAAAAGGCGCCGCTGTTAAATCACATAATAATTCAAAATGGTCAAAACAAATGAGTGGAGCCTCCATAAGAAACATTTTGCCGGGCGCTAGAGACATTCAAACCCTTGCAAGAGGTATTTATGAGCAAGATGAGTCTATTTATAGTTTGAGAGAACAAGACGAAGAAAAGAAGCTTTTCCAAGTCAACAAGTCAATTAAGACACTTATTGAAGATTTAGACAGAAAAGACAAATTATTAGCGGAGAATAAGAATGAAGATAAGGCATAATAAAAAAAGAAATACGGCTTTTGTTTACGAGTCTTTAATTAAGGAAGCAACTGTAGCGATCATTAAAAAAGACGAGAAAAGAAAGCAAAAAGTTATTTCAATTTTAAAAACGCATTTTTTTGAAGATTCTGTATTAAAAAGACATTTGGACTGTTACCGATCATTATACGAAAGTCATAGTCTCGATCGCACAACTGCAGAAAAAATATTAAAGGAGGCTAAATTAGCTAGCCGACTGTTGGATACAGAAGGACTCTTTGTAAAACAGAGCGAGCTTATCAAAGACATTAATCAAGAGTTCACAACAGAGTTTTATAATACCTTTGTCCCTAACTATAAAACATTGGCCAGCATCACAAGCATTTTTTCTAATAAAATATCTCCTAAAAATGCTGTTATATTAGAAAATCAAATAATTGATGAAATGATTATTGAAGTTGGCCCTGCGCTTGGGGAAAACCAAGAGGTTGACGATTTAATTTTATCTTCTTTTGTGGTCAAGTTTAATGAAAAGTATGATGGCGAACTTTTAGATGAGCAAAAAACTCTTTTAAATTACTATATTTCATCTTTTCTAGACAATTCGCTTTCTTTGAAAACTTTTTTAAATGAAGAAATTGCAAGACTTAAAGATAACATGCAAAAATCTCTGTTGACAGAAGAAATTAGTGAAGACTTAGAGATGACAAATAAGACAAATAAAATAATTGAAAAATTAAATACATTCTATAATACAAATGTTGATGAGAATGTTTTACTAACAGTGCTCAAAACACAAAAATTAGTAAGGGAAATATTTAAAGATGGCGATAACAGTTAAAATCGGCAAGGGCGCGAAAACAACAACCGTTCGTCTTGAGATGAACATCCGTAAAAGTTTAAATGGTGATCTTATGATCTTTGATCATGGAGATATTGATATTGTACTATCGACATCCCAGAACAAGGTTGTTGCATTTCCCAAAGAAACAATGAATGATCTGGTATATGGAGCACAAAATAGATTATTTGCCCACCTTCGGAAAAAAGGCATAATAATAGCAGAATCAATCCAAGCGGGTTCGTTTTATGGATCCTTTGAGGGCTCTTTAGAAACTCCTTTTAAAGAAAACTTAAGTGCTGCAAAAATGGCGTTGGTTAACATAAGTAATTTTATTAATGAAGAGCGGCCATATTTTGAATCAGCAGAAGCCATTATATCAATGGCTGATGACGAGCTTGTTCACCCAGACAAAACGGACTCAACTGAATTGGGCGATGTGCCCCATAGTGTTGAGCAGGGCTCTATACGCCGCGGCAAGATTAGAGACCCTTATTCACTGAGTTATCTATATACTGTATAATGGAATTATTAATATTTATACTTTGTGCCTATGGTCTTACGCAAATACTTGTTTACGGTAAGATTTTTTCAAAATTAAGGCCAAAAAAAGGCAAGCTTGGGGAATTGGCAAACTGTCCTATGTGCATGGGTTTTCATGTTGGGTGGTTTTTAATGCTTCTTTCCCCGTTTACAGAACTATTTAGTTTTGATGTGACTGTGTTTAATTTCTTTCTTTTAGGTTGGTTATCGTCGGGCACATCATATATGCTAAATATGCTAATTGGCGATCAGGGAATACAAATATCAAATACGGAGAAAAAAAATGAAAATCACTAAGCAGCTACTTCAAGAAATGGTCGAAGAAGAGCTAAAAATTCTTGTGGAGTCTGACGGTCAAGTTGACGAAGCACTTGGAGACATGTTCTCTAAAATGAAATCAAAATTAACTGGCGGTAGCACTGCCGCGTCTGCCTTCGCGACACGCCCAGTACAAATGGCAGTGGAAAAGCTTAAGACAGCTTTAGAAAAAACATCACCACAAAATAGAGCTATGGTAGTAGCAGATATGCTTTTAGATCTTGGCATCGGCGCCGATGAAATTCAAAGAGTCATGAGCCAAATCAGGGCCCAAGAGAAAGAAAGATCAGAAATGGTTCCCGGAACAGATCCTACGAAGAGAACAGCAATGGACGTACCAGAGCCCGGCCTGCCAAGTAGAGAGGCCCCCCGCCGACCCCCTTCTAGAGCATCTGCTCGTTCACGAGCCAGACGCCAAGGAGGTGGAGTAAGAATTCCAGCACTCGGTATGCAAGAAGGCAAGAAAAGAAGGTCAAAGAAGTAAAATGAATACAAATGTTTGGACAAATAAATGGAGACTACAACCCGTAAGACGATGCTGTAAAGGATCTTAGCTATGGGTAAAAAACTTCTGCGAGAATATTATGAACTTTGTGATGGCGGCGTTTGTCAAGATCTTTTAACTGAAGACGAAAAAAGATTTGTAGCAAGCGGCGGTATGATTTTGTCTGGAAAGCTTCAAGAGTGCGATATTCAAAATGGCAATGGTCGTATTTATCCTCGCAATGTTCTTATACGAGAAGTTGATAACTATAAAAAACTTGTTAAGGAGAGTCGCGCTTTAGGAGAGCTTGATCATCCTGAGACTAATGTTATTCAGCTTGAAAAAGTTTCCCACAGAGTTACTTCCGTATGGATGGAAGGAAACAATGTAATGGGTAAGGTACAAGTAATGAATACACCAGCCGGCAAAATTCTCCAAGAGCTGGTCAATGGAGGCTGCAAAATGGGCATTTCTTCGCGTGGTATGGGGTCTGTGCGCGAAGATAAAGGCACGACTATAGTTGAAGATGATTTTCAATTAATTTGTTTTGATTTTGTCTCTGAGCCATCAACTCCAAATGCTTTTATGATGAAAGAGGCAAAAGAGTTTAAGAACAAGGTATTTACTAAGGCTGATACTATAAACAGGCTATTAAATGAGGTATTGCAAGATGAGTGATTGGAGTAGTTTTAAAGATGATAAAAAGCATATGGATGCGTGGCGACAATTTCTTTCCGAAGAAACCAAAGAAGCCGACCCCGTTGTGCTAAATGAAATATTTCAAGGCGCCACCGATCTGTTAAAGATGCTTGGCTTGCGAAAGCTTTCTGGCATTGAACAAGCCAAAATGGAAAACCTTGCTAATGAAATAATGCAAGATGAAGATTATATGCAGAGTCTCTTTACCGAGAAAGGCGATCTGTCGAGGTGGGACAAGGCCGAGCGCGTGGCCACGAAAATGGCTGCCGCCGTGGGAATTCCAGGAACAAATCTTAACCTGCTTCGGTTAGTGTCCATAGTTCATTACAAATTAGACAAAGAAAAAAATAACTGGATGTCAACTTACGCAGCCGATCCCGCTCTGTACGACAAAGCTGTAGACAGAGTGCAAAAGCTGGTTAAAAAGGGCGCCCGAGACGAATTAAATAATCCAAAGAGTGAACTACAGCAAGCTGCCGCTGGTATTGATCCAAAAACCGGACAGCGAATTACAACCAAACTTCCAATTAAAAGCACAATTTCAAAGATGCTCACAAACCAGCTTCTAACAGGAGACCAAGCAACCCAAATCTTTAGAGCTATTGATGCGTTTTTGAAGAAATCTGGTTTCCCAAATCGACTCGCTGAACAGTTTATAAATGAACAAACTCCTTTCGGAGGCGTTGCATCGCCTGTTACTGGTCGTGGTCGAAGGCCAGCAAGTACAAGAAGAGCCGATCCTAAAGGCACCGCGGACCTTGGAACAGTTATTGATTTATCAAAAATTGGAATTAAGCCCGAAAGCCAAGCACAAGTAAGAGATATACTTAATAAACTACTTGAGCCATATAAACTAACTGTAAATGCAGGAGATGCTGCAGACCGTGCACCAACCCAGGCTAAGCCGGATACTGCGCCAGCCCAGTCTAAGCCGGATACTGCACCCGCCGGCGCTAAACCAGAAGCGGAAGTGGCCAAAGATTCTAAAGACTTTACAATCGATAGGCTATCTGCCAGCAGAGTAGTTATGAAGGGTATAGATGATCAAAATGCTCGTCGTAAAATTAGAGCATTTTTAAGTACAAAAAACCTGCCGGCGAATATAGATGAAAAAGATCCTTTAATAACAGGGATTCTCCAGGTTGTTAGAGGAATGGTCGAGCCGTTTACCTCAAGATATAAGAAAACGGCTCCTACGCTGTCTCCCAAAGCATCGCTTAAAAGACAGGGCGCCGCAATGATGGCTGAAGGCGTGTTTCAAAAATTAATTAGTGATGCTTATATGCCAATTATTTTAGAAGAAATAAAAAGAGAAAGAATTCGCCGCCTCATTGTCAAAGAAACCCAAAGAGTATTAAATGAAAAAAGATGATTTAAAAAAGTTAATTAAGCCACTCGTAAAAGAATGTATACATGAAGTTCTTTTAGAGGAAGGCTTGTTGTCTAATGTTGTAGCAGAGGTCACCAAAGGAATGCAAGCTGGCATGATTGTCGAAGCAAAGCAACAGCCTGCCCCTGTTGATTATAGTTCACAAATTAGACAAAAGACAGCGAATACAAACGCTAAACTTAGAGAACACCGCAAGAAGCTAATGGATTCAATTAATACCGATGCTTATAACGGTGTTAATTTATTTGAAGGTACCGAGCCAATGAGTGGCTACGAGGCTACAGAGCCAAAAGCAGGCTCAGTAGATTTGGGCAACCCTAAAGATTCTGGCGTCGATATCTCTTCATTATTAGGAGGCGCCTCCAAGATTTGGCAGGCGATGAAGTAGTACAAATGGCCAATAAAACAAATGTAATTGTGAGAGCAAGAGAGTGCAGGAACAACAATGAAAGAATAATTCGAAAATTTATGAAGAAAGTCAAAAAAGAAAGAATTATTGAGCAAGTAAAAGATAGGCGACGATATAAAAAGCCATCTGTTGCTAAGAAAGAAAAGCGCTTACGTGCACAGCGTGCCCGATTAAGAGAAAGGCTTAAAAAACAAAGAGCGCAAGAAAGGCGCAATAGAAGAAATAAGTGACTATTTATAGTTAGTTTATGTTTCACGGAGATGAAAATGGTTTTTAAGGAGATGAAAAATGGCAAATAAGTGGCCACACCCAGGATTACGAAATGTTGGTTCTTATCAAATTTCTGGACATCCTTTCGTAACAGGTTCTAGTAATTTGGACGATAATAAAACTCATGGAGTTTTCTTTCCATTTGTTGCTAAATCTTTTACTGTTATTAATAATAATTCAACAGATGGATACGACATTAGAGTTCATTTTCAAAGTGGTACCGCAACTGCGATTACCATTCCTGGAGATGCTGGCGCACAAACAATCGCAGACACCAATGATGTAATAGCCGGATTTCACTACATAACGATCCCCGCAGGCGATGCAAGTTTAACAATGGATGTTATGTGTAAAAATGTTTTTATCTCTAATGGTTCTGGCACCGATAACTTATCGTATCAAGTATTTGCTGAGTTGACATCAATTCCGGCAGATTCGATGTATCACCTTACTGGTTCCGGAATAACAACTACGAACGGAGATTAATTCAATGAGCGGTTTTAAAGGTAGTACTTCAATTGTACCAAATATTGTTACTAGCGATCTGCAAGTTGATGGTACAACACTGGTGGTTGACGAAACCAATAACCGACTCGGTATTGGCATTGCAACGCCAAAAACTGAATTAACGGTCGAGGGCACAATCACCGTCAAGGAGCGCGCCGCCGCTCAAGGCGATACGGCTGCTTATGGTCAGTTGTGGGTAAAGTCAGATGCTCCATGCAATTTATATTTTACCGATGATTCAGGTCAAGATGTTCAGATTACTTCCGATGGTTCTTTGGCTGGTGTTGCAGGTAGTCTCTCTGGCTTAGGTAGCAATGATAATCGGCTCGTGCGCACCAACGGTACCGGCGGCGAAACTGCTCAAGGTTCTGGCATTACAATTGATGATAGTAATAATGTTAGCGGCATGGGCACATTAGCCTGTGGTGCGATAACTTCAACTGCCGACACGGCTACATTTACCTCTACCAATGCTGATGATCCGCTTGTTGTAATTAAAAACACCGCTAGTGATGCTACTGGTGCTCGTTTACGGTTTATTAAAGATAAGGGCGCTGCAGGCGCAGCAAATGATGTCGCGGGTTTAATTGAATTCTATGCAGACGACGCCAGCCAAGATCAGGTTTTGTTTTCCGAAATCAAATCACAGGTAGCAGTTCACACCAATGGTCAAGAGGGTGGTAAATTAACTCTATCTGTAGCTTCGCACGATGGTGAATCGCAACCCGGTCTTATTATTACTGATGGCTCGGTAGAAGACGAAGTTGATGTTACTATTGGAAATGGCGCTGCATCTCTTACAACTATCGCTGGAACTTCTCAGTTTAATGGTAATGCTACTTTTGGTGTCGATGATACTGGTGTAGATGTTAGAATCTTTAGCGCTACCGGTGACGAAGGCGTGCTTTATGATGCATCTGAAGACGAACTAGCACTTTTACTAACAACAAAATTAAAATTTCATGATGTTGGTGGTGGTGAAGAGATTTTTGCTTCTTCTAATGGACACTTAGAAATTAACGCTGGCACAACGTTAGACATGACCGCTCCAACTGTTGATGTTAACGCTTCTACTGCAGTTACAATTGATGGACCATCTGTCGTAATTGCAAACAGTGCAACAAACACACCAGTTGTTGAAATTAAAAATACCCACAATGGCGGTACATCAGCCGAGTTAAAGTTTAATAACACAGAAGCAGCCGGCGCCGGTGCAATTGGAGATGACTTAGGTAGAATTACTTTCTACGGTCAAGATGCTGGAAGCAATAATCAGCAATTTGGTGAAATTTTGTGCGAAACAGCTGTTGTTACTGCTGGACAGGAAGGTGGTGCACTTTCACTTAAAGTTGCTGAGCATGACGGAACTATGACCACAGGTTTATATCTATCAGATGGTGATGCCGATGGCGAGATTGATGTAACTATAGGCGCCGGTGGATCTTCACTGGTTAGTGCGCCCGGTGATCTTAAGGTTGCTGGAACTCTTGAGATTTCTAGTTCTAATGGTGAAGCGTTGCGTATCTCAAAGGCTGAAACTGAAGCTCGCGAGATTGTTTTTGAAAACGAGGGAACAGATAAGGCTGCAATTTATTTAAATGCAGCAGAAAACTTCTTTATTAGACAGGAAGCAGCGTCGGCTGATTTAAACCTTAGAGTCGGCTCCGTTAATGTTATTTCATTAGACGGCGGAAATAGTCAAGCTGTGTTTTCCTGGCCAATTCTTGCAGGTACTGCGGCTGGATCTGGCGTCGACACATTCTTATATACAGCCGGTACTGCAGCACACGTAGGTATTCAATGGGATGCCGATGGCAATACCGAGGGAACACTAATTGGTGGCGCCGATGATCATGGCGTTGATTTTAAATTCTTTGGAGAAACATCTGGGAGATTTGTTCAATGGGACATGTCTGGAGACGAACTAGTTCTTGCCGCGGCGTCCAAGCTTTCCTTTCATGATGCTGCTGGTGGCGAAAACATTGTTGCTTCATCTGATGGACACTTAGAAGTTAATGCCGGTACAACATTAGATATGACTGCTCCAACTGTGGACGTCAATGCGTCTACTGCAGTCACAGTTGACACCCCCGGCGTTACCATAACTGATTCTACGACAAGTAGTGCAACAGAGGGAGGCTTTATAAGGTTGGTATCTAATGATGGTGCAGCCATGGCAGATGATCATCGTTTAGGAGTGATTGAGTTTGCGGGTGCCGAAGACGCGAGCAACACAATCACAGTTGGAGCAAAAATTGAGGCAATTTGTGACGCTGGCTGGTCGGCAACTGAAAATGGCACCGCCTTGGTGATGTCCACAACTGATGCTAACGCGTCTCAATCCGAGGTGCTAAGGCTCGACAGCGATAAGCTAGCAACCTTTGCCGGCGCCGCTTTATTTAGCGGCAACGCCACTTTCGGTGCTGACGACACCGGCGTTGATGTAAGAATTTTTAGTGCTACCGCTAGCGAAGGCGTGCTCTATGACGCATCGGAAGATGAGCTAGCACTGCTATTAACAACGAAATTAAAATTTCATGATGTTGGTGGTGGTGAAGAAATCTTCGCTTCCGCAAACGGTCACTTAGAAGTCAATGCCGGCACAACGCTAGACATGACAGCGCCTACAGTTGATATCAATGCTTCTACTGCCGTAACAGTTGATTCCGATCTTGTTACTTTTGGATCGGCTAATGCTAATGATCCGCTTGTTATAATTCAAAACACTACTAATGATACAGCCAGCGCTCGTCTTCGATTTGTCAAAGATCGAGGTGCTGCTGGCGAAGACAATGACAACATTGGAACAATTGAGTTTTATGGCGATGATGACGCCCAAGACAATATTGAGTTTGCCTCCATCGGTGCCCAGGTCGCTGATGCATCTAATGGCGCCGAAGGCGGACGATTGGTACTTAGGGTTGCGACACATGATGGAGAAATGCAATCTGGAATAACAATCCAAGACGGAGATGCCGAAGATGAAGTTGATGTAACAATTGGAAACGGCGCAGCATCTCTGACAACAATAGCCGGTCAAATGAAGATCACAGACGATTCCTTTCACGGGGATGCCAAAAGAGTTATATACGAGGAAGTTGATGTGAG